CACGGCTTCCACCTGTTCGCAGGTTTCCGCATCTGCTGCGCTCTGCTGCTCTTCTGTTGCTTCCTCGGTATTCTCTACCGTCTCGGCGGTTTCGTCCTGCTGTGCGTCATTCTGTGCGGTCTCTGCTGCGCTCTGCTCAGTCATACCGAACCACTCGCGAAGGGATGCCACCGCCTCGGCTGTGGTTGCTTGCCACTGCTGCGCCTCTTTATTCCAGGTTGCACCGTGGGCTTTAATCTGCTTGCGGTTCTTGTAGGTCGTGCGCTGATCGCCTACAACTGCCACGCCTCCGGCAATCTCTACCAGTTCCAGACCCTCGGCAGGTGCGGCGGTCATATCCACGCCCTCGGCTGCCTTCTCGCTCTTCGCTGCCTTCTGGCTGCGGTCTGCTTTGCGTGCGGTCTGCTTGCCGTTCTTCTGTTCCTCTTCCCACGCTTTGCGCTGCTTTTCTACCTCCTCGGCATCCTTGCGAAGCTCTGCAAGTACATTCTGTGCAAACTGCAATATTTCTACGTCTTTATAACTATTATACATGTAGCAAGAAATCTGAATACCTACAGCCGCGAACTTGTCGGCGCGCTTCTGCTGAACTTTCGCGCCGCCACCATTTACGCCGTAATTTACCATTTCGCCGTCATACATTGCAGGTTTGCCCAAAAAAACAGAAACGCCCTTTGCTACTAGCTCGGCCGCCTCATTAATAGAGATTTTCCGATAATGGCAAGTACCATCTACAGGAACGCAGAAAACATTTGCGCCCAGTGCCTTTTTTATTGCCTGCCAGGTTGCGCCGTGCTTCGCCTCGAACACCGGAGCGGCTGCCGCTTCTGCTGCTGCTCGTGTGGTTTCTTCGCTGACGGTGTAAACCTTTAAGAAAGCATCTAAAACACAATTTAAAGACGTTGTTTTGCGGTACCAGTAACGCGAACTTTCTAAATCATAAATAATTTGTCGCTGTTCTTCATAAAGGTTATCACATGCGCGTCTTTTTTCTCTCTCTTCCTCGCTTAGATCTGCCCAAGCTTTGCCCGTTTCCTTGTGATAGAAGCCGAGCAACTGGCAAAGGTGCAAAGCATCATCAAAAGAAATAACGGCGGATGCGCTTTTTTTTGTCATCCCTTCAAACTGCGGGAAAACTTCGTAAATCTTTGCCATTACCTCAGCTTTGCCGAGGTCTGAAAAAGTACGGGTAAACTCGAAACGGTCTGCCAAAATCTGGCCGTACTGGTCGCGCCATGCTCGGGTACTCTTCATTTCTTCATCGTGCCCGTAGTCCTCGTAAGGGCTGCAGGTGTGATAATGAGAAATAAAGAGGTTTAATTCCTCCACCTCTTCCACCTGCTGGCGGGTCGGTCCATCAGTCCAGAAGATTTCAGCAGATGCGCTCCAGGTCTTATTTTTTAATGCCACCTTAAAATTCACACCCGGGAAATATTCATTTAATATTTTCTTAATGTTATATTTAACCGCTGCGAGATATTCGGCAGTTGGTTTTTCTATCCATCCGCTCGCAGGAGTCACGGTCTTTAATTTACCGCTCCACTTTGCGATAACTTCGCGGAGTGCTTCGGCTGCCCTGCGTGCCTCTTCCTCTTCCTTGCGTTTACGTTCTTCTGCTTCCTTGCGTGCCTCCTCGGCTGCCTGGCGTGCTTCCTCCTCGGCTCTTGCCTCCTCCTTTGCGCGCTCGAAGTTCTTTATAATGTCGTTATATTCCGACATCATCAATTTAAACTCCTCAGGGTCTCCGCCCTTGTCAGGGTGCATGCTTACACAATAAACGCGGAACTGCTTTTTTATTTCCTCGGCTGTTGTAATATTCTTAAAGTACTTCATAACTTTTCAATTTTAAATGTTTATATATTGTTTCGTTTTTATTGTGAGCGCCTAGATTTTAGGCGCTCTTCTCTTCTGTTTTTACTTTTTCGATGAGTGCATCAGAAAAGAAAATACCTGTTTTAGCGTCATATCCTAGACCCCTGCGAATGTAATTATATGCGCGTGCCCTTAATTCTGCGTAAACAGTAGGAAGCAAAAGGGGATCTATTTTGCCGCTATGGATATAATATAATATATCTTGAAACGTCCAATTATAATTTTCTTTATACTGAGTACCTGCCAGGACTTCGCCGAAATCGACGGTTAAAAAGTCGATAGTAACTATATATTTTTTATTCATAACTTCAGATATTTAAAACTTGAGAGAGAAGAGGAGACCGCAGACGATAGCAACCGCGGCTACCCCGAGATACTGCCAGCCTGTGAGCGTGACCGCCTCCGAGTCATCCCCGAAGAGGTGGCGGGTATTGAGCCAGCGCAAAGAGATACGGGCGTATCTTCCCGCCGTTTTTGCGGTCTTCGCTGTGCCCTGAACGATAAACAGGGCGCAGAGGGTGAAGAACTCGACGAGGGCGGCGAGCACCTCGACAAATGAAATATTGCTATTATGTATTGTTTTTGCTTCCATGATGTTTTATTGTTTAGTTGTTACACGATATATTAGCAGGCGCAACGGTAGAACTCATCCAGATAATAACGCACGCCGTAAATTGTGAAGTATGCGCGCGGGTCGCTGCCGTCCTTCGGATCCGTCAGCTTTATTTCTTGCCAGCGCTGCGCCGTGTGACCGTCTGACGGTGTGAGATACGAGCGCCAGAGTACCGCGTCCCCGTAGTCGTTAACAACTATCCCATAACCTCCGTAGTTATTAGTCTGTTTGAAGCACTCGCCAAACTTTGCCAGCTCATTATATTCTGTTTCTTTTGTTATTCTTGCCATGATGTTTATATTTTTAAAGTTCTTATATATAGTATTTATTATTTGCTTTTAATTAGTACCTCTTTCTTTGCGTCGTCCCAACCATCGGAAGCCAGAACGAAACCGCCGAAAGCGAAAGCGAAAGAGAGAAGGCCGAATAACACGATGCCCTCAACTGCTCGGCCCATATCAGGACACGCACCTGATGCCAACATATAAACACAATTAAAGACCACGCCCAACATAACAAGCGAAGGGCCAAACAAAATGAAAGAGGGCCACTCCATCTTTGCGAGGATGGCAAAGAAAGTTTTAACCTTTGCGGTTACGTTCTCTTTAGTCTGATTGATAATATGATTCTTTTTCATAACTTTTTATTTTAAATGTTCTACCTTTGTTTTTTATTTTTGTACTGCAAAAGTACAATTAAAATTTAATACTGCCAAATATTTGCTTGATAAAATTCATTTTAACCTTAATATTTAACCTTTATAAACAATATATGTATTAATATTTTATTTAATTACTTAAATTGTGGTTTAAACATTACTTAATGTATCATTTAATTAGTTTCCTTATCTTTATTATATTTATACCTTATTATATATAGAGGAAGAACAAAAACAAGAACAGAATGGAAGAGCAAAGGGACAAACAGAACAGGAAGGGCAAAAGAAGAGAGAGGACCAGGGCGAAGGATGCCGCCGACCTCTTCGCCAGTTCCTCGCCTCGCCTCTGTTCCATCTGCTGCCCTAAACGTCCACACCATCGCCAGCGCTCACCACCTCGCCCGCTCGCAACATCGCCCAGGGTGAGAGAAGGGCGGCCACTCCGTCCGGTTCTGGTCGATGCCATCGCCACACCTCGCCACCATCTCGCCACCGATCGACCAGCAAACAGCAGGGCAGCGCCTCGACGGTCTGCCATCCTGCCCGCCTGCCCGCCTCGTCCCCGTCCTCTTCCCCTCTGCCAGGTGGTGAGGGTATGGCGGCGAGCCAGCCAGGGCGGGCGATCCCCTGCCTCTCACCCTGCCGCCCCTCTCCACCCTGCCGGGGTGCCTCGGCATATTTGCGGACACCTCCGGAGAGGGGCGGGCAGCGGGCAGCCATATCAGGGCGGCGGGGCTGATCTTCGAGAAAGTTTGTTTCGGGATTTTTTGCGCGGTTGTATCGCTCTAAATATCAATTATTTATTTTCTCCGAAGGGTTGAGCCGTGCAATGCCAGTACATCGGGGAAATGGTAATTGTACTTAAAGTGAAAAATATAACTATTTAAAACACAAATAGTTAGAGGGGTAAATAAATAATTCGTTTTAGTATGTTTGTACTCTGCGGGCGATGAAGAACTCAAAGCATGGGACACTGAGCATATAAATATTCTGTGGACGACTCATCACGCTTTTACCATCATCTTATCACCAAACTTTTTTCGAGAAAAATTCATTTTTACGTGAATATTCCTGCAAAAAACTTGCTTATATCAATATTTCTTTGTACTTTTGCAGCGAAATATAAACAATAAATTCAATTTAAAGATGAAGAAACTGGATATTAAGCGTGCTCTTGCCGAGCACAATATGACGCAGGCTGACCTCTATCAGAAAATCGGCATGTCGCCGCAAGCCATCTGCATGATCATCAAGAACAACAACCCTACCGTTGCAAAGCTCATGCAGATAGCCGAAGGCATCGGCTGCGACATCACCGACCTCTTCTATCCCGACCCATCCGAAGAAGCAGAAGAGAGAGAAAAGGCACTCGAAAGCGCAAAGGATAGCAAGATGCCGCTGGAACTTATTCTGCGTGACCTGACAAGAAGAGCCTACCCTAGCATCACGAAAGAAGAAATAGATGAATGGATGGAAGTTCTAGAAAAGAAAAAAATTGTTGAGATTGATATGGGTCCAAACGGAAGTGGTCTTCATGATGCGATGGATAGACTGAGGAAACTCGAAGAGGCTAGAAAAAAACATGAGGGCGAAACTCTGAACGCTACGCTGTGGGGCGATTTGCCGGAAGGTGTCACCTGTAGAGACGTGAATTTTGTGCAGCAGGCAGAAGAAAACCAGCAGCAGATGATTCAGACTTCCACCTTCTGCCCTCACTGCGGAAAAAAAGTAAGGGTAGGAGTGGTACTGTTAGATAATTGATAGTTTATAGTTTTATAGTTTACAACAACTTAAAAAAAATAGAAGAAATGAAAAAGAACTTTTCAAGTATGATGAAACATTCCATGATGGCTATCTTCTCAGTGGTGGCCATGGGAATGATGACGGCATCGCTGGCGGCTTGCAGCAGCAGCGAGGATGAGAGCGAGAAGGAGGCGGCTAAGGTGAAGGAATACCTTGCCGGAAACGAGTGGACCATCAACAGCACCAGCGGTACTTATTCTTACTACAAGAACCACCTGGTTTATTATGAGGATGGTGGCGGTTTGACTCCAGGCGGTTATGTTGTCGAGCCTAACGTTGCCTTCGGCCACTGGCAGATGGAGGGCGACAAGCTTACTACCCGCTTCGAGGTAGGCCGACCTGCAGGTTTCAATATCGGCAGTCTGCTGACCGGAACTCTATCGGGCGTGCATCTGCAGGAGAGCAACAAGCTTACGGGCAGCGGGACATCGGCGAGCATCGATATGCGTCCGCTGATTGTAGGAACCTTCGCCAACGGCAATGAATGCCAGATGAGATGCGGCAATTCGATGAATGATATATCCGATGAGACGGACCATGATGCAGCGATAAGGGGCACCTGGTATTGCATCATCACTATGACAAAAGATGGAAAGAAGAAGGATTGCATGGGTTCCATGACGTTTAACGAGGATGGCACCATGCACATGGTGATAGAGGGTGAGAAGGACTTCACTACCACCTATTCTACGAAGAACGGAAAGGTTACGATCAATGGTTATCTGGTAGAGAACCATGTGGCTACCTTCTATTACACGAACCTCTACGGTTCGCTCATCAAACTTTATAACTGCGAAAACGGCTACCTCTCGTCGATATGGAGGAAGAACAGAGACGAAGCGTATCAATAGCTCCGAGTAAGTCCCACACGCCCTGAATCAACGGTCACCGGCCGAAGGGAAAGGTAAAGGGCAAAAAAGTATTTGCCTCTCACGCCCTGAAAGGGCAGAAAATCCTAACCCAGGGCGTATGCGTGTTTAGGAATAAGATGAAGCCTTCTGCTCCTCGGATTAAGGAGCGGAAGGCTTCATCTTTTTTAGAGAACAGCGAAAGAATCGCTTGGGGCGGGCACTTTACTACAAAAAAAATCGGACAATTCTTACGGATATACACGAGAATTTACAGATGATTTCTAGTTTTTCTCTGATTTTCTCTGAATTTCTCCGATTTTCTCTGAATTTCTCTACATATCTCGGTTTTTCCTCGTATCTTTGCAGTCGAAATTCCGCTGCCCGTAAAAAAGGTTGCGGTGTTATAATCTTTATAAAAGTATTAAAAAACGATGCAGCCCTGCCGTCCGCGATGGATAGCAGGGCTTTTTATCGTTTTTTTGTAACAGAAACATTGCACTTTCAGATTATTTTCGTATCTTTGCGGCATAAATCAAAACATTAAGATTATGAAAAAATTAGAACCATACGAAAATCAAATGATGTACCTAGTAGGTGGCAGTAGGTTGCCATCAACTCCTGGAGAGCGAGAGTTGGAGCACAAGTGTAATCCGCACCCTAACGACTGGATAGATGGCATCTATAGTTTCAATGAACTTCCATTTGCTGTCAGAATGCCGAAAGGTTTAGTAACACAAGCAGAAGAGGAACGAAGGAAACGTAGATATGGCTATCTTAGTGATTTAATTCCATCTTTTCGTGGCTTTGATGCACCATATTTCCCCTGACGGGCGATAAAAGAAATAGGCGGTCACCATGTGGTAAACCGCCTTGTATGTTCCTATCCTTCGAGCAAATCAACTATCTGACCATAACCGCCTACTGCCATGACAGGGCAGAGTATCTTCTTGATAAGAATAATGTCCTCGGCTTCGATGTCTACGTTCTCAGCATCCTTGCCTATCTTGCAGGCTATCCGATAAGCACGCAGCTTTTCTTCGCCCGATAGCTGCATATCCTGGCGGTCTATCACTTCGAAGAGTACCTTGCCCACAATATCGCCCATAATCTGTGGCTTGTAAGTTTCCTCTCCATTCTCGTTCTTAACTGGTGTTACTATCACCTCACCCTTCCAATTTTTGAAAGGTACATTAAAATTCTTTTTCATATTTATATGTTATTTAAAAATTAAACACCCATGTTCCACATCACCCTCCAGTTGGATCCTGTATACACGACACATACCATCTCGTTCTGTGTTTTAAACGTATAAAATGTGGTAACGCCACCAGGAGTATAAATCTGCGTACCGTCGGTCGTCTTCATAGAGTAATTGTGCCTGGTTGACCTTATAATCCAATACATCTGTCCTATTTCCGGATTCGTGGGCAGACTGATTGTTACCGGACCAACCTCCACTGATGTATCTTCGCCTGTAATACTGTTATGCTTCTTCCAGGTTTCAACAATTTCTACGACTACATCATATTTTGACAACGTCTGGCTTGACGTAATAATTCTGAAACAAGGTCTGAATCCGGCAAAATCACCTTTATCACAAAATATTGCATGATTACCGCAAGGATATACCGAGTTAACGATGCCTGTATCTCTCGAAAGCCTATCTATGTTACCAGAGGCTGAAACATACAATGCGATATTCTTTAAATTTTCTATACCAATATTACCGCCATAAGATGGTGTTGCATGGTCGTACTTAACAACTATCTGCTGACCAACATAGTCCAATCCATATTTCCAGTTAGCTCCGATTATATTATCAATGCCATGAGATTTATTATCGAAGTAAATAAACCCTGGTGTAAGCATGACTTTATTCACTCCGCTGCTTCCCTCTATACTGGTCGTCCCTATATTGAATCCACCTATATATCCGCTCGTAGCGTACATCGCTCCCTCGCTCGTTACGTGGAACGGCGAATCCTTAGCCGTAACCCCACCAACAAAGAGAGGGGCATAAGTCGTATCATCTACCTTGCAAGCATCAATCTCGTAGTTGCCGAAATATCCCACCTTGGTAGTTCCATCCTCAGACTTCGCCCAAAGATGCTTTACCTCGATTTTATCAGCATCAATCAGGTTAGCATTGAGCTTGCCATCTTGGGCAAAGAGAGCAACTTCATCTTTATTGTATATAGTTACCTTATCGCCCTTAATAGCAACTTGATTTCCGCTAATAACAATACCTGCCGCAGCAAAATCCTTAACCAACTGAGAGAAGTCTGCAAGCTGACCGATACTCATCTGCTTGTTGGTAATGAGCGTTACTTTCTCTCTGAATACCTCTTCATTGTCAGTACGTGCCTTGCGGTTGACACGCTGCGAGGCAAAAAGATGTACTACCTTTTTCATAGGCTATTATCCTCCTTTTAATGAGTACTGATATAATTGTCTATAACATCAGTAGCTACAGCCTTCGCCTTCGTGCGCCACTCCTGCATAGCTTCATACTCAGCTTCGTGTTCCTCATCATCGGCATCGAGCTTTTTCCCATCCGCAATTTTGGCAAGGTTAGCGAAATGGTTATTGATGATAGCTTGCATCTTATCTGTCGGATAAGCGGATGAGACGATTGCATCAACAACCTTACCTCGCTCCACAGGCTGCTCGATACGCACAACGTATGCAGAATAAGCCATTCGGGTAGTAGTATTCTTACTTCCGTTACTGTTAATATCCGTGCCACTTGCTAACTCAATCTTCTCAACATCAAAATTGATGCGGACGAAATTACCCTCATACTCTATCAGACTAGGGGTGTAATCAAATGTAGACTTTCTAATTTCCATGATAATATCCTTTCTTTTTTAATATTACATTTATGCTTTTGTTCCTACGATTCTGAAATCAGGGTTGCCGCTCTGATTCATTCTACGCAACTTTCCCAGGAACGGGAATTTATCATTGTCTGAGCACCATTGCAACTGCTCAACGAGTTTCTTGTTGTTAGTAAAGAACTTAAACTTCTGTCCATTCTCCTCAACGCTAACAACATTGCTCTTCCCTGACTTATGAACCTTGCTATCTACATCAAATTCAACATCAAGGAAAACAATAGTTCTCTCGGCAAAGTAGCTTGCACTCATTCTCTGACCTTCGAACATTCTCTTGCCGTTGGCATCTCTGTCCTCAATCTGCGGCATCTAAAAATCATCAAAACTATTCATTTTTGTTATCATTTTCCAAAGATTAAAACCATCGCAGTGCATCAACCAACCCTTGTAGCTCATAGCTACTTGGTATCTCCTCATAGGATTTTTAAGGTTGTGTATCTTCTTTTTGAATTTCTCCTTCATGCGCTTTCTTAACAATGTATGGTTGAAATAAAAACGGTATCCTACGAAATCAAGGAAATGAGTATCATCAATTATCTGCATTCCGATATTGCTATGCAACTCCTGGTGCATCACATCATGTGCATATTGCTTGATGAAGTTCACAGCTTTCCATACTTCTTTCTCGTTTCTACCCAAGATAATAACATCATCACAATATATCTCTACCTTAACATCAAACTTCCTACATACCAATCTACATAAAATGCTCATATAGAAGTTGGTGAGAGTCTGAATAGGATACAGACCAATCCCTAAACCTTTAGGAAGAGCGAAAATAACTTCATACAGAAGTCTTCTGATACCTTCATCGGTAAAGAAATCACATAGAGATTCATATATCTCTTGCTGGTCTACGTTCTCATAGAACTTTATAAAGTCAAGTTTGCAGTAATACAATCTTCCACATGACTTATTTTCATCTATCCAACGTTCCGTTCTGCGCTTCGCATAAATCATTCCTCTGCCTTTTACACTTGCTCCACTCTCAATATAGAGAGCTCTTATAAGGTGAGGCATCAGAATTTGCATCAAGGCATGCTGCTCAACATGGTCTGGATAGTACGGAAGCTTATGCAGCTTTCTTACCTTACCGCAAGGGCATCGTCTCATACAATCGTGACCTTCGCTAGTCTTGTAAGTTCCATCTATAAGACTCCTCTGTAATCTCAGAAGGTTTCCGTTATAGTCTTTATCGAATATAACTACGCCCTTCTTTCCTTCCTTTCCCTTGCGTGATTTCTTAACCGCTATATTGAGGTTAGTCATATCACTAACAAGATACACTCTGACCTTTCTATGCTTCTTGCGAAGTTTAGCCTTGCGCTTATACGCCAGCTCTTGTGTGTCCGTCATTTTTATATTTCAACCAATATTTCAAAAATCGCTTTTTCTCAATAGGCTTTCTACACTCTCGGCTCACTGGCTTTCGGTATATGCGTACAACTGCATTGCTTACTTGCGAGAGGGGACTCTGTTGTAGTCGGACATACCCAACCACTCATACCCAACGCCTTTTATCTTTGCTCTGTCGGGATAAAATATCCCTCCATCGAGACAGGTTCAATCATGTGCTCTCTCGTCCAAGCTATCTCGTAGCTCTACGACTTGCGAGGAACAGTGTAAATTATATCGTCATTCTAAAAATAGAAATCTTGTGTAGTAATTCAAGCGAGCGCCGATGTTCGTCCTCGAGTTCGAAAAACCGTTGTTCGAGTTCGCGTACGAAAGACCGCATTGCGACCTGTTGTTAGCGTTACCCCCAACGTTCAGCAGCTCCATGATGTATCACCTTTTCTTCACCCACTCCATGGTTGTAGAAAATCTTATCGCACGGAATTGGGTTGTTTATATTTTTGTGCTTCTGCGAATCCTATTAACAGGAGATTTCAACTTTCCAGTTTCAATCTTGCGTTTTATATTATTTTTATTAATTCTCTATTTCTGTCTAGCTCACTAGCAGATGTGCAGCCAACGCTAGGCGTTGTCTCACATCGCCATGAGCTCCGAGCCGCTCACGATTATCGGGTTTCCGTAGAAAGCCAAGCGAGCGCCGATGTTCTTCCACGAGGCCGAAAAACCGTCGTTCGAGATCGCGCACGAAAGACCGCATAGCGACCCGCGGTTAGCGGCACCCCCAACGTACAGCAGCTCGCCATTAGTCGATGCCCAGAATCCATCGCAGTAGTACGTACTGTCACTGCCTCCTACTGCTTGCGGAAAGGCATCCCAATGTGCGCCTAGCGTCTTGCGTGTGATAAACTCTCCATTAGCAGATGATGGAATAGTAAACTTCCTTCCATCTGCTGTATTGCTTACTCGGTTTCCGCTATAGACAACAGCATATCTCGTATCGCCATCCATATAGAATCGAATATTTGGACGGAACTCCCAAAGCTTACCCCATAAGTCCTCAAAGCTAAAAAGCTTAACAGGATATTGGTCGCCTAGAGTAGCATCATTATAGAGTACCTTACCGCTGCCATCACCGAGAGAGATACACTTACCCATAGGTACATCACGACAAGCTTCCCATTTAGAATGCTGGAATCCCGCTCCAATTACAGACTGAGTATTAAGGTCACCGAAACTTACTTGTTCCAAAGCTTCTATGAGGCATTGAAATCCGTAGTTGGCTAGACCGAAATTAGAGCCAAGCTTCTGTGCGCAAGCCCAAAATGCGCTCATCGTTCTGGAATGCGAAGGGGCAACGTTAGGTCTTGAATGACCAACACCGCTTCCATCCACATACATTTTGTATGCACCTACCCAGTTTGGCGAATCGAAAGTCTTACCGCCCGAAATAGGGAACAATCCTCCGAATTGCATAGTTTTACCTTCTGCCTTGAAGTGACAGTCAGGAACATGAACCATCGTTTCATACTTGGCAGCGTTATCCACCTTTGTTCCGTCAGCAAAGAACTCCCAGCTGCTAGGGTCAAGCTTTGCAGCATACACCTTACCGCTTACTACCTTCATCATATATCCACCCATTGCTCTCTGATACATATCAGCCATGAATGGCGTTGGCAGAGCGAATTTTGGATTAGAAGACTGCTCCAATGTGATTGATGGGTAGAAGATATTGTTACCCATCATTTTCTGAAGGTCTCCGAGACTTAATCTGCGAAGAGCTCCATCTACTACAATCAAGAAGGTTTGGTCGGGATTCATTGCCGACACAAGCTTCTTTTCTGTCAATTTAACACCCATATCTTATATTTTTTAATTATACATATTAATCAATCAACGGATTGCCATCCTCATCAATCAGGTAATTGCTATCTTCATCAATAAGATAGTCGTTGGCAGGTCTCTGTCCGTATTCTATCTGTTCTTCAAGATAATCGCTCTCAACATCGCCAAGACCAGACTCCTTGATTGAGAAGTAGCATGAATTTCCCTCTTGCCACGACTTACTTGTAACGATATTACCGTTAGTTGCTTCGGTATGCCATTGCAATTCTACGATGCGGTTAGGGTATTCAACAACCCTTCCGTTGTACTCCAAAATAGCCTTGTTGCTTCTGTATATCTTACCCCATTCAATATCATTGCATACCATGAACTTAGGCTGGTTGAAAGAAGGATAGAACCTAGAAGCGGAAAATTGGAACTGAGCAACAGCCTTACCGTCTATTACCGCCTTGATGGTATAATTATTCTTCTCTACAATTCTAAGGTCAAGCACAATCTCTGATGCAGAGATAGATATAATCTCGTTAGGGCTTGCAGCAGACGAAGCAGACATCTTAGTCGTTCCACGATACAGCTCAATAGAGAATCCGCTTGTAATTCTATCCTTAGACTTATATACATCAATCGGAATGTGACATTCATACTGATTGCCGTCAAAGCAAGCGTTTCTTGCTTCTGTAGATGCCGATATGATGTTATTAGCAACTTTATACTCATAGAGAGCCAGCTTATCAAGGAATGGGTTATAGGATATATCGGTATCTTCCCGAATACCCATGCCATAGGTATCTGCACCCTTATCTGCCGTATACAGAGTGATAGGGTCGGCAGTGATATGCAATATAGAGTTCGTTCTATAATCATACAGGTCAGCTTCGAATTGCAATTGCTGCTTATCATTACTTGAAAGATTCCTCTTTATAGTAAGCGAACCACGATTAGATGTATTGCTTGTATCAATGCTATACTTACCGCTCCAAAAATTAATCTTAGATATGTCCTTCCATTCCGTGCCCGTAGAAACCTTCCACACCATATTGGCAAGAGATATATTCGACTGCTTGTTATCCCATGATTCGTCCTTTGCCGTAGCGTTTATCTGTGGGTAGGCAACACATTCAAAGCCGCTCTGAGTTCGGTCTGGGAAGAATTTATTACCAGCTATAGTCTGCATGAATGGAGACTTAGGCGATGCGCACACTACTGATACAGAAACGTCCAAAGGGGCGAATTTTCTATTCGCCTTATTACTAACTATTGGCATAAGCGTTCCTCCTAATCATCAACCGTTAAATAAGCATCTGCTGACACCGATACACCGATGATATTATTATTCTCATCAAGGGTATCAGCATTCCTCACAATAAATCCGTCACTGACATTCTTAGCCCAAGTCATTGTCTCTGAGCGTTTATTCGCTATTTTACCATTGTTATCGGTGAAGATAACGAAAGTAACATTGCCAGTTATAGCCTTCGGTACTTTACCTGTCTCGCAGTTGGTAACGATACATCGGAACGTCTGATTACTATCTTCATCAACCTGTCCTACCGAATTAAGGGCAAGCTGATAAATATCTGATATATCATCAATGCTGATACCAGTTCTGTATACTGCTGCACCATCAACGATAAATTCAAGAACGAAGAGCTGGTGACTATCTACATAGAGCTTATCCGTATCTCCTGTCTTGTCTCTGTGAATAATGATTCCACTCGCAGGATTATCGTAAGTTCCTGCAAGGTCTGTTCCGCTGCCACGATATAGATTAATTGTATAAGAAGAAACCTCTCCACCTGCGGAGTTGAACAGCCAAGGTTTGAGAACAGCTTGCGTCTGTCCCTTGCTTAACACCGTAGTATCTGCTGATACACCTCCGAAATAAGATGAGCCACCCAACATAGATACCAATATATCTATACTCTTCGACATCGGATATATGCTGGCTCCCATCACGGCATCACCCGAATATGTAAGCGTATCGGAATCTTGGTTTACCTTTGATGCGAGGTCTGCGATAATAGCGAGTGAACCATCCGCATGATTGAGCTTGAATCTGCCATCTACAGTGGAAGTCTCCCATCCTGTTCCACTAAAGCCGAAACCTAAATCCTTGCCATTGTAAGCCCATTCGTGATTTGTTAATGTCACGTTATTTTTGCGTGCAGAGCCTACAGTCGGTGTAATGACTGGGTGTATTCCGTCTTCACTCCATTTAGGAGAGACGGTAAACGTGTCTGGGTTCAAACCCTGAAAGAGCGGAACGCCATTCGTTTGCAGATTGATGGATAACGTGTCACCCTTCGGTGTTCTTCTGACCGCTGCAACAGCAGAAAGATGTATTTCCTTTCCCATATTTTAATCTCCTATATTTTTAAACTTTAATATATTCTTGATGAATTTTTCCTGTTGTGGTCGTTGCTGTGAATACAAATTTCGCAGTATCACCCTTGCCCAAATCGTCTTCTGTTCCATCATTAGACCAAACAATATCTATTGAGCCATTGAAATTCTTAACCTTATCCTTAGTCGCCCAAGCAGCATCATCTAAGGAATCATTGGTTTTGCGTGTCACCTTCCATGATGCTACTCCGTTTGATACATCTTTATCACCAAGCATAAGCTTGCAAGTAATGTTGTGTGTCTCGCCTATAGCAATACCGCTGTAGACAATATCGGTATATAGGATGACTTGCGGCTTGTATATATTCGTAGTCGCCTTCCAATAAGGCGAATCCTCAGATGGTTCATCGGTTGTGGTCTGTCCTTCTGGAGAAATACAGAGCCATCTTGTGCCAAGCCATGTAACCTCATCATAGTAGCTGTATTCCGTACCTTCCTTCCAGTCGCCGAGATATACGGGAGTCCAAATCTTCTCTCCGTCAACGGTGGTTATATGGTAGTACTTTGACACGATGTTAATGCCGTTGAATCCTACATCGAAGATGGATTTGCCTTTGAGGGAGTAGGAGTTGATGCCTCGGTACATGGTGAACGTAGGTGCGGAATCTCCTTCAGTCTCCATCATCAGAAGGTGCTGTCTGCTCTTATCAGTTCTGTTACCCATGAGGACGATGGTATCTCCTACAGCAGGGTTATCCGAGCCTTCCATGCAGTTCTCCTTCGCTATCTGAATCCAAGCGAACTTCTTTCCGTCATAGAGCTCGTGACCTTCATCATCGGTGATTACTTCATTCTCGGTTGAGACCTTGGAAATAAGTCTCCAATAGTCCTTGTTGCTGACGTTCTCATAAACTCCAGGCTTGATGTTAAATGTCTTGCACCTAACTTGGTCGTCCACCTTGAATGAGTTGATTGTTGCGGTCGTTCCATCATCGGCTAAGAGATAGCACTGCCACCCAATCAGCTCATTCGTTGTCTCGCTAAAGACTTCCTTGATGTAGCTTATCTTACCAGCAGCAGGGGAGAGGACGATGTTACCTCCAACGTAGCTGAGTTCACGTATCAAGAGGGTGTTGAAAATTGCCTTACCCCATACTATCAAATCCGTAAGCAACATTTGAAACTTACCATCGCTTCGTTGCTTAATTGCAAAACCGCTCTGCTCTGCTTCGTTAAAATCGAGTGATTTCAGAAGCTTCACAATAACATCAGATAGGATAGCGTTTCCATTTGCATCAATGCTGTATGCGTTGGAATTGCCTAAACGCAAGCCTTTCAGGAAGGTGATTAAGCCTGCAGCCGTATCATCCTTATCCTTGGCAAGGAAATGCTTCACACCGAATTGACCGAGATAATGAGGGGTAACGACGGTATCGTCGCTCGTTTCCAGGGTGCCGTTACTGTCAGCAACGCCATTCAGTTCATGCCCACCCAGGAAAAGACTGGTTACGCGAGCTACCTTTGCCGACAATTCATTAAAGTTTGCCTTCAGAATCTCCTTGAGGAAGGTAATGGTATCTGATACGGAATTATACCGCCACCATGCGCCTTCTCCACCACTGGCTATAGCCTCGTCGGTAGCCAGTTTTCCGCAATCAAAATGCTGTTCCCATTCTCGCTTTCTGGTATTGTCGGCATCGGTCTTTACAGCAGATATGATACCGCCTGTAAAGATATAGTAATAAGCCTCGTTACCTATCTGCACACCTTCAGTTCCGGAAGATGGAATAGTCTTACCGTATATATCTATCTTCTGACCAGGGAACACGACGATAGCCTGGTTATTATCGGTGGTAGACTGTCGTGGAATGGCGATATACACATACTTCCGTTTGCTATCGGGGAAGATAGAAGGATAGGCAGCAAGCGCCCAGCGCTGATAGTTGTGACCGGCATCATAGCCCAAGCCTGGCACATCGCTCATATAGCAGAGGACCGAAGCGCCCGATACTACACTACACTGGATGTAGTCAGGCTCTCCCATCGCATTGAGCTGGATGTATAGCGCAGTGCTCGAGATCCAATAGTTTGTACTTTTTGCTTCTGTTGCCATTTTTCTGTTTGGATTTTTATTTATTTATAAGGCAAAGATAAAGGTTTTCGCTTTTTTAGTGGGGACAAAAAATGTTGAATGGGATTTTTAAATGTTGAGTGTTGAATTGCCTAACGGACTCAACGGCGCTAGCCTAAATCAACATTCAACATTCAACACTCAACATTAATAAAAGCATTCAACACTAAATAAGCGGGTTGCCGTTGATACCGAGCTTGGCAGTAAAGGAAACGGAATACATATTCCTGTTGGTATCATCCTTGATGGTTATCTCGTCTTCAAGATTGATGGTACAAGGAAGCCAGGCATCATTGGCTTTCAGCCATACGTGCTCAGACATCAGGAACTCATGGAGATACCACTGCTGCCATGCCTTGGTGAGCGGGTCACTCTGATAGAGCCAACTTTCACGATCATTCTGCTTCTGAATAGCCGAACGGGAGAACTCATTGAAGGTTTCCTGAATAGCTTTCGTATATTGCGTGCTCTCGACACTCATCTTCTGAGAGTAGGATTTCGGCACGCTGATACTCTCCAGACAACCGAAGCGGTTAATGAAACGGAAGGTGGTACGGTCTTCAGCTTCAGAGGATGGTTGAGCATAGATGGGGTGTCCCTGAATGCTCTGCACACCTTTCTTCGTGATTTCCAGTTCTTCAGATGCAGGGGCGGTCAGTGAACTGCTGGTAGCTAAGTTCTGCCCTGCGCTATAGGAGACAGGATAAACAAAGCTCTCGCCTACAACGGCTATTTCGTGGGTATCAGTCGGTTTGCAGGAGAGAAGGGTGACTGCCTTCGTTACGCCCGATTTCAATCGTTCTATATCGCTGAAGGCTCCGGCTATGCAGCGAAGGTTGGTTTCACCTTTATTCTTCGAGCCATCAGCTGGATAATAGACCTCGCCTACACCGGTATGCACCTCGCCGTTGTTATCCATATACTCATCGTAGGCTTTGATGTACCAGCTTACTACCGGATAGGTAGATGGAGTAGCAGTATACTTATAGCTATCCAGCGTAATGCGGAGAGCAGAGGATATATCGAGCGATACATCTCTGCCCTCAGTAGTAACGGGGATAGTGAGCTTATTGGTTTCGTAACTGCCCGTACCATCATCGAAATGCACTTCCACGATGACCCGATGGAAGGATGGATTTGTAGCCACGGAAGGGGTGATAGTAAAGGTTATCGGGTTTCCGGCAAATACAGAACCCGATGTGAGATTGATTTTCTGTGCCATAGTTATTTAGTGTTGAGTGTTGAATGTTGAATGTTGACTTTCAGCTCGGTGAGCGCAATTACATCAGAAACGAGCTTGCAATCTTTCGCCTCTTCCGGGGTAATCTTGATATGGAACATCATTTCCACCTGCTGGATCATATCGAGAAAATCAATAGACTCCAGTTCTACCTCGTCACGAAGATTAGAGTGCTCTGTTACCTCGTGTTTTACCCATTCAGTTTTCACGCTGTTCACGATAGTGATAATGCGAGAGGTTATTTCTTCTTTTTTCATTTTTTTTTCTTTTTATTAGTAACTGACCAGCGATAGAATCGCTGGGAACGGAGGCGCGAAGGCACTAGCCTAAATCAACACTCAACATTCAACATTCGAAATAACGAATGAGGAGTTTGTACCTCCGAATCCAAAGGCATTACAGAGGATATGATGAGGGGAATAATACTTAGGGCGCATCACCAGGTTCAATTTCGGGAAGGCGTTCTCCTCGGTAGTGGCTGCATGGAACAGACGACCGTATGTAAGCATGATGGTAGCTTGCACGGCTTGCGATACACCTGCCATCCAACACTCGTGACCCGTCATTCCTTTTGTAGCTACTACGTTCGGACAGATAGGGAAAATTCTCTCTATTGCCTTTGCCTCGGCTTCATCGCCCATCGGTGTGCCGGTAGCATGAGCAAGAACTACGTCTATCATACCTTCGTCCAATCCTGCGTCCTCGATAGCATTCAGCATCGACACTTCTTCCTGATAGGTATCAGGGGTAGTGATAGCCTTGCCGTTTGAAGAGAAACCATAACCGGAAAGGGAAGCGAAGGAAGGCACCTTCTCTTCTTTCAATCGAAGACTATCCGATGGTTCGAGGATGATGCAGGCTGCACCACCTGATGGTGCCAATCCGTTTCTGCCTTTGCCAAACGGCTGCACTTTATCGGGTGAGAAGACACCGAGGGCATCGAAAGCTTCCATGCAGTATTGAGATCCGCATTCCTGCGCGCCAATCACAATTACCATTTCAGTCTGTTTGCTATCGAGAAGCATCTTTGCAAGACCAATGGCATGCCCCCCTCCGGCACAGGCTGCGCTTACGGTGAGCGATAAACCATGAATGCCGAGGATAGTAGCTAGGTTCATGCTGATAGTGGAATTAAGTGAACGGAATAGGGTTGTTACCGGAAGTCTACGATTAGAGATGTTCTTTTTTACGTGAGAGACCACAACTTTGCTTTCATAACATTCTGAGTCGTTACTTACGATAAGTGAAACATTATGGTTTTCAAGAAACTCCTTACTGACCTTTGCTTTCTTCAGCGCCTCGAATACCGTATCGAGCACATAAAAACCATGTGCAGGCATACATTCGTATTGCGCATGGGTAAGTATATCCAGACACTCTGCTTTCCAACTAGGTACATTGCCACATAAATCGGAATTGTATTTATCGCGGCATTCGTCGTGATGCAATCCGCATTTACCCTTATAGAGGTTCATGGCTACTTCTCTTGTACTTCTGCCTAGGGCAGAATGAATACCAGTTCCGGTAATCAATATCTTTTTATCCATTTTTATTTCGTTTTTATATTATAAAACATATTTTCTATTTAAAAGCTTTTGCCCTTACAGGGCGACATAAACCACATCCTATATACCCAGGGTGTTGCCCTGGGCTAGGAGCTTCTGCCCTTACAGGGCGTACACTGTTAACTCAACCTCGCCCATTCCCGTCTTGGCATCGATGGTGGTATTCACCTTGTCTATGAGGCATTTCATACCGCCTATGTTCCACCATTCCTGCCAGTGGTTCGGTATATCGGCCACTTGCGCTACGGTAGTGGTACATCTCACCATAAACTTCTTTCTGTTCAGAAGGAAATAGGCGTAGGGGAGGACGAAGGTATCAAATAAGCCGCGGGAACGGACCTTCTTCACCACCTTACCATTTTTATCTACCTCATCTTTATCACAAAGTACTACATTTTGATACTTCGGATCACTTAACCACGATGGTTCCTTGAAAGCACGTATCTTGAGCGAGAATTTTTCACCTTCGCCCGTTCCTTCCTGAATACCATTATAGTCAAATTCATTGCCCATCATATCCAGTGAATCGCATGCCAGGGCATACGTACCAGATACGGTACGCCATTTGGACGTTCCGAAGTGGTCGTAATTATAATCGTAAGACTGGCGGGTAGCATCGCTACCACCACCTCGCATCAAAGCAACCGCATATCCCCAGCGTGAATCATCCTGCAACGGAGAATTGCCATCATCGGTGCTCGACGGGTCGTAGCTTTCTACGAGTGATAGTGTCTGCTGCATGTAGAAATCACAGAAACCAGTAGAGATAGTCTGATTGATAATCTGTTCCACAAACTCATGCTCCATATCCTCATCTACATAAGCACAGAGGATAGGCAGACTATCGTCGATGGTTAGACCATATTTCTTGCCGTTGTAGGAGTCGATTCCCTTGTGAGAGCCATAGGCAGCTTCTATCTCATTGAAATAGTTCACATCATTGAACGGAACAGGAGTAAAATCTACCGAAATATCGTGAATGAAATCTTCGTTCTCATCGCTGCAATCTCCATATTCTACACCCTTAAACTGACCTACCTCAAAGAGTACCGGTTTCAAGTCGGCTGTCGTGGTTGCATCACTATTCACCTTTACGCGATAAGCGTTGCCAGTCTTGCGGTCGATATAACAATGCTTATCTCCACTACTCAGATTATGGAAGAAATCGATGTAGTCGAGATTATAGATGGTGGAGTTATCGCCACTATCTGGCGCAGGGTAATCGATGTAATCATAATCGGTAGAATAACCCATGTTCTTGTTTCTACGGCTATCGAGTACATTCTGACGCTGATCTTTTGCATCACTCTCTGCAGAATAGCGCATACGCACACCTGTAATCTTCTCGGTCATCGGGACCATGGAGTGGATGTTGGCATGAAACGTTCTTGCCTCATTACCGCTCTTGCGCAACACATCACGGGTAAGATAAGCTGTTACCTTCTTCTGCTCGTAATCATACGAGAACTTGATACCAAAGGCACTTTCAAGAGATGAGATTACGGTGCTTACGCTCTCATCAGGGAAATTGCCGCTGTTGGCTACCATATTAAGCACGTTTGCCTGTACCTTGAACTTGCTGATGTTTGCCTCGATGCTGATACTAGTAACCTTGCCGCCATCATCGCGAACCTCACCAACCTGTATATGCTCGGTTGTACCTTCTGGTGTGCGAAGAGTCAATTCCTGCACATCCTTATTCTCAGCTTTCACGATATTAATCTTTCCACCGCATCCACGGCTTTCCAGCCATGAATTGATATGCTCCTGGCTTTGGAAATAACCCGTCTTGATTTCGCCAGCTTTCTTCTTCTTGGCGATGACTTCGGCATCGTCTTTTCGGTAATAAGTACCATGGTGAGGGTGAAGATTAGGTTGTTTTGCGCCTGTAGGATCTTCCTCGTCGTACTGGTAACTGACGGTATCGTAGCTGCATACGGTCGTGAAGAAACAAAGATGCTTCAAATCCTCTATCTGCATTAAGGCTCGCTTATCGAAAGTTACACCCAGATAGTCAAAGAGGCAATCGAGGAAATAAAGCACATAGAAGCAGATACCCGACTGCGGACGTTTGGCATCCAATACCCAATAAGGGTAAAGGTCTTCGTTCGTCCACTTACAGTCTTCCGTACTAATAACACCGCCCGTCTTCTTGTCATCATCAAGACCATGATGTTTGTAACAGATACGGGCGTTGCAGTAAGCGGCTGCCCTGCCCGCGCCATCGGTTTCGCCATAGGCAGCAGCAGTGTTTATATAGTTACCGTTATTTGCGATGGTAGGCTCATTTACTGTATGGTTCTGCGGATAGGAACGCTCTGAGAGCTTATACGCATCACCTTTATAATGCTGGGTAGATGTGCTTGTATATTCCTTACAACTGGCAGGATAAGAGAAACCGAGTGCTTGCGGGTCGAGAACCTTGCTTACGCTTACGTGTTCGGCTCTGATTTCGTGGTTTTCCGTCTTATCATCCTTATGCTTACCTCCGGTAACAAAAACATTTACCTTTACCACAGGGTCGCTCTCTATATCCACCCTCACATTACCGATTTTCTCACCGATGATAATCTGGTCCTTTACAGGAATATCACGGCATTGCAGGTCGCTGATTAGCTCGCTGAAGCTCTGTGTGCTGGCATCGATGTTCATAGAGAGTGAATCGGTTATTTCCTCATCGTCCTGCATGACCAAGGTACCGCTACGGAATGGCAGTCCGTCGGCATGAATGCGAGTAGGCAGGTGCTCCACATTCACGGCTTTCATGGCGGCATGAATATCTTCGATGTTCTTTACCAGCCATCGGTTGCCGTCCAGCGGAATAGAGAAAGGATAGGAGAACATTTCCGTATCGTTAAACACGGGGTTCTGATCCTCAATATCTATTGAAAAATCATCGGGCAAAGCTACCGGCTTGTCGTTTATCAATATCGTAAGATGTGAGTTCATTTTCTGATTTCTATTTTTGCGTTATCGTATAAATCTATGAGGCGATCGGTGAAGGTATCAATGGTTGCCGTACCAAAAGCATTGATTTTCTGATGCCCATGGTCGTGAAGGGTGCCATCGGTGATGAAGACTACACTCTGGTCGTAGCTTTCTGCCTCGCTGCCAGTTACCAGATGGGCATAGTTTCGGGCGATGCCGTAACCTGCCTTGATGGTTGCCTTGCTGCCATCCAATAGCTCTACTTTGCAGCCTTCATTCATCACGAGGGCGGTAGCCGCATTATGGAGGATAACGTGTGCCTTGCCTAAGACGTATATCTTTCGGGAGAAGTAGAGGTGGATTTCCTCGTCTGTATCGCCTACAAGGACGGTACCGGTGGGCGAATCTTCATTATAGAAGATACCACCCTGGTTAATATCTGCCTTAAACTCCGGATATACCGCCTTGAAAGCATCGATTACCTGCTGCGGTACCTCGGTGATTAAGCCGTGCCAGTATTTGCGCCATGCCTCGCACATTTCCGGAATACTCTGCGTGCTCTTGAAAGCATGCTGAGATTCCTGGCAATTGCCGCTCTGGGCGAGGATATGGACGCAAAGGGTCTTGAAACGCTGCGTGCGCTGTTCTGGGGTTTCTTTATTCTTTGCCATATTGCTTTTCTTCTTTGTTTATAGGGCAAAGATAGGAGGTTTTTTCTTATTAGAGGGGACATAAAAAGAACCCAGCGATAGAATCGCTGGGAACGGGGGCGAGAGGGGAATTATGCTTCGGGATCCTCTTTGGCTTCTTCTATAGTTTTTGTGAGAATAGCTTCATAGCCGGAAAGCTCCTCTTCGGTCACGATGTCAGAGAAATCCTGGCGAAGTTGGTCTATGCGCTCCTTGATGCCTTTCACTCTTGTTTGGGTAGATGGCTTATCCTTACGAAGGATATACTTGATGCGAGCATCGGCTTCTGCTTTGTGCTTGGCGGCTGCATCACGAGCAGCCTTTACTTCCGGACGGTCGTTAGCAATTTTCTCGGCTACCTGCTCGGCAAAACGAGGGTCGCGAGACTGCGCCTTCTCATAGAATGGCTTAAACTGGGTACGAAGGGTCTGAGGGTCCACGGTAAAGGTTTTCTTTACATAGGCGATATATTCAGGGTCTCCGGTCTTCTCGCTTAGTCGCAGATAACACTCGCCCATCTCTCTATCTACAGCCTTGAAGATTTCCGGAAGAATATCGCTTTCGATTTCTACGGCTCTTGTGGCGAGAGGGGCAATCTCATCCTCGGTGTAGACGGCACTTTTGCCTTGAGAGATGGCTTTCTCGTTGGCTTCAGCCCTGGTCTTAGCCTGTTCTGCCTTGCTTGCCATTTCGCTACGGAGGTCACGCACGGTGTTCACCTGCTCCTGCAGGGCGGTAGAGAGGAACGGACGCAACTGCATTAGGTTGGGCATGGTGGCAGCGATACTTTCGCCGTTAGGGTTGGCTACGATACCATTGTAAGTGAGTGGCTGCAGGGTGGTGTCCGGTTTCAGCATAGGGAAGAGAGACTGCTTCGCCTCTTCCATGGCTTTCTTTTTCTGAAGTTCGGCATACTCAATCTGTTCTTGCTTAGTAGGTCGGCCAACACGTCGCTTGTCGGTAGCAGATGATGCAGCGTTAGCTTGAGAGTTGCTGTAGCTGTTGAGATAGGCGATCATCTGTCGGGTACGGCGATGATAATCTTTAAACTTGCGTGAGTTCTCAATAAACGAGCGTGCATTACTTGCACCTTCCAGGAGAGACAATCCCTGCTCATAGGCATCCTTCTGTTCCTGGGTAAGCATTCTTGCGCCGATAGCTGGCTTCAAGATACTGATGATTTCCTGTAAAGATAAATTTTCCATAAATCCTTGTTTCTGATGTTTATTTGAAAATTAAGAATATTTTTTGCCTGTTTTAGGCTTGATTCCCGATTAAACGTCAAATTAAGCGGTTTTTGAAACGCTTGATATGACATTAAACCGAAAATAAGCCTTTTAGCATAGGATTGGCGTGACGAAGATACGAGAACCTTTTTGGTTGTTGTCGTAACCTTCGCTGCCGTCCCTGCTATCCGATGATGAAGCACTGGAGGCGTTACTCGTAGATGAGGAAGGGGTGCTTCCTTCTGATGCGTTTTCCGCTTTGGCTGCATCGAGTTTGGCTTGCTTCTCGGCTTCCTCCTTCTTCAGCAACCGATGAATGCTTTCCCTTACGGTGATGGCATCATTATGCGCCGTAGAGCGGGTCAACTTATCAAAATTGATAACTGAGGTTCGTTCCTTGAGATAGGCGGCTACCAGCTGACGTGCCTTCTTCAGCATCTTGTCGTTCTCATCGGCCTGCAAGAGGCGAGGAATAAAATCTTCGCCAAATGCTTCTTCCAAATATTCACTCTGGATAAAAAGCATATCGGGGATAAGACGGACGAACTTATCTCTGTTGCCGTAAATATCGAGATACGGCTGCAAAGACTCGCAAGTAGGGAAAAGCAAATCACGATGGTAGTAGTAGTACTTACTTTCCTGCCAGAGGGTTACGATTTCCTCTATCGCCTCATGCTGTTTCTTCTCGGCTTCGGCTGCATCATCTTTGCCGCCATCTGTTCCTTCATCTGTTCCTTCAGATGAGGAACCCTGGTTACTGCCATCTGAAGGGGTGCTGCCTTCTGCACCATCGCCCGCTGCATCGATAGGCATAGGAGTATTCACTTCCTTTGCCCATCCCTCCAAGAGGGAAAGCAGGTTATTGAGCGAGGTCATGGCAGACTGGCGGTAACTTTCCTTGCCCTGCGCTATCTGCTTGTCGGTGGCTACGGCATAGTCGTTGCTGGAGGCTACATTGATACCGGAGCCATTCACAGAAAGGGCTTGCTTCTCGATGTTCTGCGCCATCGCATCATTCACAATCATGCGCTGGGCATAAAGCAGAAACTCATTCCATGGGTCGTTGACGTAGGTACCATCACCAACAGCTTCACAGAAGACCAAAGGGTCTAGGCTCGCATACTGCTTGCAGAGACGGTCGTATAGGGATGCTCCAAGGCGAGGCTTCAAGAAGTCCTTTTCGCTATTGTCGAGCATACCCTGCAGGTTGGCTACCTCGTCCACGGCATTGCTGGGGAGATGGAGCCTGAGTTCTTGATTTGATGAGAGTATCATTTTCTTTTTGCTTTTACATTAAACATTATTCCTGACCTTGCTTGGCAACGCCCGTTTTGGAGTTATCGAGGGTAGTTAATACCTCCCGGTCTATCTGCCATACCAGATGCTCGTCAAAATCGTTAAAGCGGCTCAAAACTTCCAGCGGGCGTATCATTAACTGCTGTAATGGAGCAAACTGGATTTGCTTGACCAGGAAGCGCTCTCTCAGGTCTGTACCGCCCGATGATGCCGTATCGCCAGGGGTATTACCAATGAGCTTTGCATCAAGACCCATGGCAAAGAAGATGATACTGCTTATTTCCTGCAACTCGGTCTTGTCGGCATTCGCCTGATCATTTGCCTTGGTTTCGATTTCCACGATTTCCCAAGCTTTGTGCTCTTTTCCATCGCTGCCCGTGAAGGCAGAAGAGATGAGCGCCTGGCCAGCATTATCTGGGTTAGAGAGCCAGGTATTGATAGAGGTAAAGATTTCGTTCTGAATCTCGCCCTGGGTTTTCTTTTTCTTCTCACCCTGCTGCTGATAGAGCCTGCTGATATAGTCCTGATGGATATAGATAACTCTACCGATGATGTTGCTGTTGCGCTTTCGGGTAAGGCGGTCATCTACGATGGTGAAGGCATACTCAAAAATGCTGCCGGCAAAGATGGAGTGCCAAAGGGCATCGGCATAGTATGGACCGCCGAAATCTCTTGGCGACATGATGAAGCGAGTAGGGCGTTTCTTGCGGCTTACGTTCTTCTGACGTGCCTCGCGTATCTTGCGCTGCAAATCCTTCACGGCTGATGTAGTAGGGAGATAAGGGATAGCCGCTATCTTGCGGTCTTCTTCTTTCTGCACGCCGACGTATTGGGTAGGGTCGAGCCATTGATTGCTCACGTAGGCATAGTTGATGCGGTAGTTCTCGTCCATGCGCTCCAATCGGGTGGTGAAGATGCTGCGATGCTTCAGACCGATCACCTTCGGGGTCCACTGGGCTGTAGGAACGGCTTTGCCGCTTTCGTCGAGGGAACGCTGATTGAGCTGGAGTTCTACAAAGCACTGCGACATCAAAGCCATATCGCCTGCCAGGTCGAGGAAGGTCTGCATCAGGTCGTTGTTTTCCAGGAAATCACGAAGCTGGGCATTGGTTTCTTCCCATTTGCGGAGAGCTTCTTTCAGAGATTTCATCTCCTCGCTTTCCTCTTCATCGGAGGATAAGACCTGCGATTGAACCGCAGAGAACGGTGACTTCTCCTGCTGAGACTGCCCGTTCTGGCTCTGCTGCTCGTTCTGCCGCTTGGCTTCGGCGGCTGCCTCTTCCTTGGCTTTGAGGTCAGCTATCTGACCTCGGAGAAGAACTCCTGCGCTCTCGTAGGGGATATACTTCTCTGTGATATTTCCACCTACGTACTGGGTGTAATGATACTTGGCTGCGGGACCGCGACCTACCAGTATCTTCTTGATGTAATCTACTCCTGCTGCGGTAAAAGGCGACATACGGGAGAGCATCCAGATAAGGTTAGGCAGTCGGTTGGCCATACCCCATTCCATAAAGCCTAAGCCTTCGGTACCTACGCCTTTCGGTTTGCCCAGGTTCTCGCCGCCACTCGAAGCAAAGATAGTGGAAACCTGCTGTCGTGCTGCAGAACCGCTTGCATCGCCACCGCTTGCCGACATACCGGCTGTGGTAAGGAGCATGCTGTGAACGTAGTCATTCCAGGAAAAGACCTTATTGCCACCGTTCTTAGGCGACGTAAAAGCATCTGGCCGAACGGCTACATAGCCTGCATCTTTCAGTTCCTCACTACGATTTTGGAGCTGCTGCAGGTTGGTTACTCTGTTTTTGTTTTTGCTTGCCATTTTTTGCGTTTCTTTTTTTATGTTATCCTGAATGTGATGGAAAGAGAGAAGGGTGGCGATATACGCGCGCCCGCTTTTCTCTCTCTATTTCTGAGTGTAAAATTAGCGCTTTTTATGGTTTTGGAAGGGACAAAGAGGGGAGGGGACCAGCGATAGAATCGCTGGGAACGGAGGCTCCTCTTCTTATTCATAATTAATGATGATCATAAAATCCTTGGCGATGGAGGAGATGGCGTTACTGATACCTCCCCCGATTTCTAACCTTTGGGAGTGAGGATTGGAATACCAATCTCCATCTGCTCTGCCTCTGCTTGCGCAGGTTCTTATTCGTATTGCTGCCATAAAAGATTATCTTTTGTTACGGTGGAAATGCAGTTACTCCAGGGGGATGGGCTTGGACGATGGTATTTATCCTGGTAACGGCAACCGCCTCTATCGCCGTGTATTTTGCGATAAGCCTTTGCTTGCTCAGTTCGATAGTGGGTAATAATTGCTTGCCTAATCATATTCAATAAATATTTTGGGCTGAAGTCCACCCCCTCCACATGTATTACAAGCAGGTGCTATGCCTTTTACAGCATACACTCGTTTTGCCAGCTGAAAACGTTTATCAAACGGAGGCATATTCAGCAAGCCTACTACTATCGGATGTATTTCTTTCATAACTTTTCTTTATTCATATCTGAAGGCAAGGAGATTATCCTTCGTGTGGAAGGTACCGATGCACTGCATCAGGAAGCTGTCACGAAAGAAGATGGCTTTATCACGATAATCGTTGGTGCCGGTCTGCTTACGTACTTCCTTTGCGTGCTCTGTTCTCGCCTCGTGAATGGCTAATATCTTAATCATATTCTATTAATACGAAAGGTGGCATATCATTAGGATCATCCTCTTTCTCTTCAGAAGGAGGAATGCTGCCTTTATCTATTATAACCTTATTCATACTCTAATAATATTTTCGGTTTATCAACATCATGCCCTTTACCCCCCCACATAGGCATAAAGCGATACCTTTAGGGTGAACGATAATGCCGTTTTGGGATGGGCTATACGAGCCAAGGATGATGGGACGATTATTATTCATAGTTCTACTGCTACGTAATAATGGTTTCGGCTGCTCACTCCTGCGAGAATGGTATAGATGATACCCTGCCCGAATTGCTTGTTGTAGGTATCAAACCATAGGGCGTGAGAAGGACGAAAACCGCGTTTATACATCAGTTCTAAGCGAACGTTCTTTTTAAGCATACTCAAGTATAATACCTGTCGCATCAAATCCATCACGTTTTGTGAAGAGAAAATTGCGAACACCCATTTTAAAGTAATTAGCTTTTATCGTATGAGATAGCGAAATAGCCCCCCCATATACTGGATTGATAGCTTTTTTATTCAAACTCATATAACACTACTGTCATGGGATAATGCGCAAGCGTTAAGATATTGATAGGACCTATAGACTCATAGCGAGTTGTTAAAGTGGCTGCACATTCTCCGTCTGTTACGTTTACTACCTGCTGATACCCTCCCCTAATCATGGGCGGAGGCTTTGCAACATGGGTTAGACAACAAATCATTTCTTCTCCAAAAACTGATGATACATATTATCTAACTTAGGGTTCGAGAACTTGCCGTTCTTTTTCCAATCATTAAACAGCGGCATGATGATGCCCTCGTGAGAAGAAACAAGTAGCTCCTGCATTCTCTTAGGCTTGCGGTTCCAGCAATCATACAGCTCTACAAAAAGAGTGAGGATGGCTTTCAATGCCATGGCGTTCTCGTGGCTCGGCTCGATATCGAACTGATGGAAGACGCAGGTGTCTTTATCGTTTGCCTGGAGGAACTTGCTGACGGCTTCATCTTTTAAGAAGAACCTTGTATCTACTTCCTCCTGCAACACATCTTCCAACTTTCTCTTCAGCGGAATAGGGTCGGGAAACTGGTAATCGAAGGCTACATCTTTTCTCATTGAGAGGCAGAAAACTCGGTCGCGGTTCTGCGGAACACCATAGTCTTTGGCATTGAGTCTTGCCCATCGGCTTACGTAGCCGAGAGAAGAAAGTTTATCAAGCCACTTCTGAAAATCGGGCATAAACTTTTCGCTTACCAGGGCTGCCACATTCTCTTGAAGCAGATACTTCGGACGCAATACCTCCACGGCATCGGCTACTCGCCACAATAATGCCGAGCGGGTATCGGAACCTTCCTTCAACCCCATCTGCTTGCCGGCTTGCGATATATCCTGACAAGGTGAAGAATAGGTAAAAAGGTCGATTTCTTGCCCCCCCACATTATTCTTTACCTGTTGCCAGTCGATTTTGGTTATATCGCCCAAGGCTTTGTCAGCAAACTGCGGAAAGATGAGGTTGTGCATCTGACAGGCATACTTATCTATATCGCTCCAGCCTACGCACGTCCAGCGGAAATCAGGGTGCTGCTGGGCGAGAACATCGGCAGCCATCAACTGCGAGTCGTAACCGGAGAAGGTGGTGAGGATAAGTTTCTCACCATGGTTCTTATCTACCGGATAGGTAGGGAGTTGGTCTTCTGGGAAGAAATCGGCAAAGAAAGAGGTCTGCGCCTCCAACTTCGGCTCTTTCGGGTACCAGAGTTGCTGATAGATGGCTGCGAGCACATCTACCACGATGGAGTTGCCCGCCTGCTTGTATTGCTGACTGGCTGATACTGCCATATCATCTGCCTTTCCCTTGCTCTTATAGCCGGCTACTCGCTCGGCTGCCTGGGCATTGGTACTCTGCATCGTGCGGATCACATCATCACGCACACCCATAAGTCGAAAACACTCGAAGGGTGTCAGCTTTCGGATGGCATAAGACTTAATGGTCTTATCCTTGAAATTGAATTTTGTTATCATTTTGTTTTGCTCTATAAATCTTTTTTTGTTTATAATTCTACAAACACAAACGGATTGCTGCTTGCAGCCGTGAGTGCATTCACCAATTTACCCCCTCCAACGGTGCGGCTACGTCTTAGGGCAGAAGAGGGGTAGCTTAAATCGGCTGCACCGGGTGCTGGGCAATCGGTATAGCCTAACTCCGTTGCCTGACGGATGCGTAGGAAGGTTTTACCTTCTATATCCACGATTTCAAGAAACGGACGGTCGGAGGTGGAGTATATCCGATAGAGAGAACCATCGGGATAAAAGCCATATCTCTTTCCGTTCTTGATAATCGTTCCTCGCTTGTATTGAGGTTGGTTGTTATTATTCATATTTCTTTATCAGAAAAACGTTCTGCTCCCACGCATTGATGGTAATGGTAGGGCAGAGATCTGTATCTAGAATACCGCCCTTATTCTCGCCTCGTGGATATTGGTAAAAACGATGGTTATTCATATTCTATTAATATGCCTGTATCAAACTTTTCTGCTCGCAAACATCGGCTATAAAAACATAATACCGATTTGCCGAATAATGGAGAATCCTGCGGATTTACCCCACACATTCGGAAAGTAGTAATCTATCTTCATCATTTTCCTCTCCTCATCTTTTCCATTTCCTCATTCTCTTTCGATAATCTTTCGAGATGTTCGAGAACGAGGGAATAAGATTGGGTGTTGATCTGATCTTCCGTTAGGCCGGCATACTTTTGCATCGTAGCGGTGGTGGCGGTGTAGATTTCCATCGGGGTTTGCGGCTTGCTGTTGTTTACCTTCTGTACCTTGAATACGTGAGGGTAGCGATGAGCTAGGGTGTGCATGATGCCGCTCCACCAGAAGAGGATAACCTGCCAGTTGGCTTCCGGGTATTTGACGAAATAACCTGCGTTCTCGGTGAACTGCTTCGACTCGTAGTGAAAATCATATTTCGTGATGCCTGTTGTCGGATCGACGTACTGAGTGGTGGTGTTAAAGATGGTGGCAAGGAACATGTTTCTGGCACGGGCTACACTCTGAGCTTGCGTCTGGAGTTGTTCCTCGGTGAACTTATTCATCTGCTTCATCTTGACCAGGTTGTTGCTTAACTTGGTATAGGTCTGCATCATGTCGCTAGCGAAACGGTATTGCTGCCAGGAGAAACCATCGAGGTCGAGGTTAGGACCACGGAAGGCTTTTGCGCGACGGTACCACTTGACTTTCTGTCCGATAATCGGATAGGGGAAGCGGGTGAGGAAGTTGCCGCTATCTGCATCCAACCAATCGAGAAGACCTGCGCCCTGAGCGATGTACTCAGGGGAGGTCTTATTATCGGTCTTGGCTTTCGGGGAGAGCCAATAGTTGAGCTGCCAGAGGTAGAGGGGGAAATGGCTACTCTGGGGGTGACCAGCGATAGAATCGCTGGGGACGGGGGCGCAGAGGGAGAGTAGCTTCTTCAGGAGGCTCTTCTTCTGCGGCTCTATGCTTACCAGGTAATGTTGCTCATTGAGGGGCAGACGAGGGTCGGGATAGGCATTGATGCTTATCCCCGCAAAAAGGAAGAAGACGGCTATCTTCACCTTCTGCATATCGAAGGGGTGATAGCGGTCTACCTTGGCTATCTGCTCCTGCATGATGGCAGCGAGGGCTTCCAACTGGGAGGGAGTACATTGGTTCCAGCCCTTCGGAATTGTAAGATTTATTTGTTCTTGCATATTCTTATTTTTTAAAGGTAAAAAAGCTTTTGCCCTTACAGGGCGACTTACTAATTGCTATTATACCCAGGGCGCTGCCCTGGGCTAGGAGTTTCTGCCCCTTCAGGGCGTGTGGGGCTAAGGTTCTTTTTACCTTTCTTAGAATGGCAGGTCGCTGTTCGGATCATCGTAACCTGGCATTGAAGAGTAATCATTGCCTCCATCTGCTGGCGGTACATAGGCGGTAGCGTTGCCAGCGGCTCCGTAGGCTTGCTGTGGGTACGTCTGCTGCTGGGTAGCGGTCTGTGGCTGATAGAGGCTGGCGATGCGCTTATTCATGCGAGTACGGATTGCCTTGAAGAGGTGAGAGTTCTCGTCGTTGAAATCCTGATTTACGATGTCAGGGTCTTTATCCTTATTAGCTTCCTTCACCTGCTCTACGAGTTTAGGAAAATTCTTTGCCACTGCCTTGATGTACTCGACGGAGAACGAAATGTGCATTTCGTGGGTAGGTACGCTCACTTTTGTGTCGCCACGTTCGGCTGCAGTCTGGCGAATCTTATTCTTATACGCCTCATTGAAAGGGTAGATGCCAACTCTCAGTTTCGCCTGAGTTTTACTTGCATCATTCTTTGATGTATCTACTCTAATTTCGTTCACATCGATAGGAATGCAAACGTAAGGACGCTGCTTATTCTTCTCATCGATACCTACTAAGACCTTGGCTCCATTCAGTGCCAAAAGGTCAACGTTTCCATTGTAACTTGCCATAAATCTTTTATCTATTTATTGTTAAAAACTTATTTTCTTGCCGCCATTGGCGATGAGACTGCCGTAATTGATCGCATTGAGGCGACGGAGCCAGCCTGCCTCGAAGACCTGCTGGCTAGGGTGCTTGGCGATGATGCCGAGGATATACTGCTTGCGGCGTGCCTTGATGCGCTCGAAGAACTGCTTAGGGCTCTGACTGTTGAGCGCCTTGAGGGTTTTGTTGCCCACGATACCATCGGCTCTTACGCCAAGCATGGCTTGCACGAGGGTTACGCCTGGTGTGCCGCTAGACCAGACCCAATCTACCAGGATGTTGGCGATGCTTTGGTCTTTGATGTCATCGGCTTTCCATCGGTTCCAGTAACAGCGGCGAAGGATGGAGATAGCATCGGCTTTGGTGATAAGCTTCACGTCCTTTGCGTCTATGCGGCCATCGTTGTTCTTGTCGTAACCTTGGGTTTGCCAGGTTTTCAATGTTACGCCCATGTTGGTAGGACCGCCCTTGTCATTGGGGTGGTTGACGTAACCTCCCTCGAAGGAGAGGATGAAATCTGCAAGAGGTTGAATCTTTGCCATATCTTTTCTGTTTTATCGTTTTTATTTCTTCTGATGGCAAAGATAGCAAATGCTAAAAAGATGATGGGGACAAAGAAAGCCTCCCTGCGGCTTTTGTAGGCGCAAAGAGGCTTCAAAAAATGTTATCCCAATCTTTTTACTTTAAATACTTGCACTCGCTAGTGCGAAATCCATATCACCTATTTCAAAACAAACTACATCATAGCGTGAGCAGACATATAATCCCATATTTTGGTACAATCGTCTTCTTCGGGTTGCCAGTCTGCATCCTGGAAGTAGAAGAGATAAGCTGCCTTGATGATTTCATCTTCTGTCATATCGCTGCACAGGTCAGCGTACATGGCATTGAAGGCAACATACTTATCCCAATCGTTCACCTTATCATGGAACTTCATGCCCTTGGTGGCATTCACTATCTGCGATTTGGTCCAGTGTGCCCCGGTTCCTACCAATTCGCCATTCTCGCCTTTCTTGCTATACACAAGATGGCAGACATCATGGTTGGCCATTTTCTCGCTGTAATGACGATCATAGAACACTGCGTGCTGGTGACGGAGGATGCACCAGTACAATTCCGGATTTGTTTCCTCCAGGGAGGCGAGGTCGCAGCTCAACTGCTCCATCGCCTCCATCATCTTCTTCTCGGTAGCCACGCCGTGAGCGCGGGCCTGATCTATTAACTGAATATACTTCATCGTCTCTTACCTTTCCTTTTGTTGGTGGATAGTCATGCGATGGTGAGTGTTAACGGAGCATCGCACACGAAAGTCTTGCTGCAGGAGCAGCAGGCTACCTTGACAAGACGGTTTTTCACGCTGCCAAGAGATGTGGTAACGTTCGTGATTGCCGTAGCAGAGAAAACAGGAATGGTGAAATCCTGACTTACTACCTGCGAGCGGGTGCAGCAGGAGCCACAGTTGCAAGGCACGTAACTGATAACACCCTCTACGTGAATGGTTATGAGATATTGCGAAGTACCCACGTTGTCAATACTCTTTACAGAGAACTGAGGGTTGAAAACCGGAGTCTCGTCCACGCATGAAGGAGCACAGAGCTGCTGCGTGATATTTACATCATAATAGGGAGCAGTGGCGGTTGCACCTACTGCAAGCGTAGCCATGATGCAGGCTGGAATTGTTCTTTTATTCATAGTCTTTTCTGTTTTAATAGAGCGACGACTTCACCGCCGCATTAATGTTTCACCTGATAGCCCTGGGTCTTCTCTACCGGAAGGTTCTTCTGAAGAAGGTCGGCGAGTTCGTCAAGATCCTCCTCGTCAAAGGTTATCACACCCTCCAGGATAGAGAGCGGTCCTTTGTAGCGAAGCTGCTCTACCACATCGTGCGCCATCTGCGGAATGCTCTCTTCGGGAATATTCCCGAAATACTTGGCGAGCATCGGAGTGACAAGCGCATTGACCACAGGCTGAATCATCGGTTCTATATCGGCTTGCAGAGAGTAGTTACCACTCACCAGTCCCATGCTGCCGATAGTAGCCTGGAGAGACTGGAGCATAGGCAAGTGCATCAGATTGCCAGCCGCTATCTGAGAGATGGCAGGGCGTGCCCATTCGGACACCACCGCTGCCAGGATTTGCGAGTTCTTGTAATCCATATCGTTTCTTCCTTTTATCCGAAAATACGGTTACTGGTTACAAGCGCATCCGCATCCCATCTGACAAACATTGCCCGATGGAATCATCAGCTTGGTAACACTCGAAAGTGAAGCTACCTGCGATTTCAGCACGTCGATGTTGGCGTTGGCAGCGGCATTGTATGCCATCTGCTCTGCGTTGACCGCCTGCTGTGCATCCTTATTGGCATCTACCTTGTTTTCGAGCTGACGAATCTTACCGTCAAGATACTGAGTAACATCTACCATCTTCTTGTCGGTATAGTTCTCACTCTTCTGGATAGCAAGTTCCGTCTTCAATGTAGAGTTCTCCTGAATAAGGTTGGTCTCACTCTTGGTTACAAAGCGTGCATCCGGATCACTCGGATTGGCAGTCATGCCATTGTTACCTCTACCGAGGTTAAACAAGGATGCACCGCCACCCAGCAAACTGGTAGCCAAACCTGCGATACCAAGTCCAAGGGCGGTATTACCCAATCCCTTGCTGGCAACATCATAGTTGCCATCATTCGTTTTTACCTGCATAGTTTTTTGTGTTTAAATTCTTCCAATATCGGAATCGTATGCAAAGGTAACATGAATGAAGTAAACAGAAAAGTGATTTTCATTAGATGTTCTTGCGGATAAATCATGAAGCAGGAACGCTAATAGACAGATAAGAAAAAGTACAAACGTGCAGAAGTACATAAGTACAATTGTACTTTGGTACTAAACTACATAGTTTCTTCCAAAGCCTTGATATACGGGATGGCTTCGTCCCTGATAATGTCGAGGAAGAGTTGTGCAGAACGCTTCATAGGTACATCCTTCATACAGTGGGCATTGCTCATCAGTTCTTCTCCTATGCCATGGATAGGACGAGCTATAAGGGTAGGGTGGTTCTTCAGATACAGCTTCGGCATAAAAGTAACCAGGTGAGTATCTTCTATGATGGCAAGGTCTTCGTCTGGGTCACTGACGATACACTTTACGCTTAATTTGGTGAGATCGTTCTGCAAATATTGCTGAAAAGTGTTGAAAACACGTTCGCCTACATCGGGCATGATGATGCCGTGCTTCAGCAGGTCATAGTATGTTACCTTATCTTTCCTGGCAAGAGGGTGTGTGTTTCTCATGATGGCACAAAGACTGAATGGGATGCAAGGCTGGCTATCGATGCCCTCGTTGGTATAGGCTTCGTTCATCGTAAAAGCGAGATCCAGCATGTGGTCTCGCAACAGGCGGTTCAGGCTCGTTGCCTTGGAAAATTCGGCATTCACTCTTACGTTAGGGTATCGCTCCATGAATATAAGTGCAGCCACACGGATATAGGGTGCGATAAAGGAACCTACACCGATGCGCAGTTCTCCGGTCATGCAGTTGTTGAGTGCATTGATATGCTCCTTGCAGTCTTCCGCCAACTTCAGTATTTCCTTGGCACGTGGCAGAAGTGCCTCTCCGTTCTCGGTGAGCATGATGCTGTGCGATGTGCGTATCAGCAGCTTGCATCCCAGTTCATCCTCTAGAGCCTTGATGTGCTGACTGATGGCGGATTGGGTGACAAAGCATCGGGTGGCGGCGATACTGAAAGAAAGCGTCTCTGCCCCATACACAAACGAACGTAAATGTCTTAGTTCCATAGGCTCTTACTCTTTTAAATACATTATATATATTAAAATTTTATGCTGCAAAAATAAGAAAAATATTCTATGCGGAAACGCATTTTGCATAAAAAAATCTAATTATGGGATAAGATATTAAAAACTGAAAGATATGTGCAGTTTTAAATGCGAAAAGCCCCGGTATCTTGCCTTATTTTACTAAGGATTAATACCAAGGCTTTGATTTATAGAGTAAATTGCCAATGGAAATCATTGGATAGGGGAGCGATTATTCATCGTTTTCGCCGGGCGTAGAGGTTTCATCATTGATAGATGATACCTGCTTGCTCCGCTTAGATGACTGCTGTGAAGCGGAATTGGTATCGCTCTTGTCAGTTCCGCTTACACTTCCCCCGATGTGCCTACACCGTTGCAGAGAGAATCCCAGCCACCTTCTGGTGTGGCAATCTCATAGCGGCCATACATGGTCGGACTGAGGGAACCGCTCAGTGTCACTGTACGATCATCCTCTGGTTTTTTGCCCGTGTCTCCCTTAATATTACCGGAGTCGTACTTGAAATCGTGCTGCTTGTCGTAAATGATGATTGATTTATCACCATCCTCGATGATGTAACCACACTTGAGGTTATTGAGAGCACGAGCCACATACGCAGAAGCAGAATTTACGCTCTCAAGAATGTAGCCCAAAGTCTGCTTAAAGCCCTTTCTGTAGCCCAAGTTTTCCCAGGTATGACCCTGACCGCCATCCTGACACTCGAACTTGAAAAGACCCTTACCCTTCTTGAAGGATGCAGCCGTCAACGCTGCATAAGAATTCTTACCAGCCTCTGGCGCAAGAGGAGCAGCAAGGTCACTCTTGAGAAAGGCATATACGTTTACGCCAAGACCGCCGTAGTTCTCCAAACATTCGTTATCGGAGAGAATATCCTTGATCTCTGGGCATGTTACAGTTTCTGTCATAATTGTATCTTTTTAATGATTAAACGAAATGGCGGCGGAAGCCATATTCCGCCAGGTCAGGCGACCGCCGCCGAGGATTTATAGAGGACTGCCTTTTTGCCTGTTGGACCAGCGATGGAATCGCTGTGAACGGGGGCAGGGGAGGGGGTTAATCCTTCTTGAAGAAGGCGGTGATACCCATGCTCATACCGGTGGCGGCGAACTGAATCTTCTTCTCCTTGCTGCCAGTGCTCCAGTGAGAGAATACATCGGTAGTGCCCTCTGCCTCCAGGGTAATAACCTGGTTAGGAGTTGTGCCTACTGGCTTAGTGTACTCTACGCCGTTTACCTTCACCTTACCATCGGTAACAGGAGAAGCATCCTCCATTGCGGTTGTTACCACAAGGTTAGAATTGGTGTAATCACCAGCTACGTACTCTGCTGTTGCAAGGTTGCCGTCTGACATCGCAAAGGCGTATTTGAACGGATTGCGAGGTGCCAACGATCCCTGAATTGACTGAATCTGAAACTGCACGTCACGCATATCTGTGTCAGTGCCGACCTTAACACCGACGTAAGTCTGGTTGCTAAGTGTATCAACGCCATAAACGAAGTTCTTCTCGATGGTAGCGTACATACGATCGCCCTCACCGAAGTCTGCGATAGGGCAGAGGGTTACACGAGAGAGACCTGGGAGTTTGAAGTTACCGCCTACCTCATAGTCAACCTTGAAGTTGCCGTGGAACTTGTTAGCGTAACCTGCAGCGATGTACTGGGCTGTCTGCTCGCTCATATAAACGAGTGTATTCTGCTTGCGCAGACGGGCATCCCACTTCATGTGCCATGCCAAGAAGTTGTCGTATGGAGTAGAGTCGTTGTTATCAGAAGGCTCTGAGATTGACTCACAAGGAATCAAGTTGCCGTTAGCCACGCTGATGATGCCAGCCTCGATGTCGTGCTTGATGCAAGTGTGGAAACCGTCGTAGAGAGCCAAAGCCTGCTCTGAAGCTGGAGTGCTCTCATCGCCCTTATCAAGACTGATGTCACCATTCCACAAGCAAGCGGTAAGGTTGTCGGCATAGTTAGCGAGGATAGCAGTAGCAGCCTCTGTAGCGAGAGGGTACTGACCCTGTGCGTTGGTACCGAATACTGTTTCACAGTACTTATCGATGTTATCGGTATAATGGTCCCAAGCAAGCTTGCAGACGATTGTACGTTCTTTCAAAAATCCCGCCTCGCTGTTCACCTTAGTGTGAACATCCTTACGACGGGTGGTACCGCCCTTACGAAGCAAGATGTGAGTTGTGCGCTTGAACTGGATACCAGTGATGATGTCAATCTTCAAGCGGTCCATCTCCTCAGCATCGGTGTAACCTGGACCCATAAGGATTTCCTTAGTTACCTGCTCGGCTACATGCTGCAAGGCAGTAGTGCCAATAAAATCTTTAGGAAGTGTTGCCATAATTTCAATTACTAATTAAAAAATGAATAAGAATGTTTTAACCTGAATACTTAGTGTTATCCTGATGATGAAGGGCTTACTCCTCGCCACGCATAAAGCGCTCGTAAGCTGCCTTGCGCTCAGCATTGGTTTTGTACTTCGATGGGTCGAACTCACGGAGGTTCTGAGCCTTTGCGCCCTCACCGTTGTTCTGAGGTGCTGCACCCTGCGCTGGCTCCTCGCCTGGATTCTCGTTCAACTCAGCAATCTGAGCGTCCTTGTCGGCGATGGTCTGCTGGGCAGTAGCGAGTGAAGCCTGGGCGGTCTTCAACTCCTCATCTACCTTTGCCTTCTCCTCATCAGCCTTTGCCTTTGCATCGTTGAGGGCCTTGATGTCCTCATCGGCCTTAGCCGCTGCCTCTTTCAGGTTCTTGATTTCATCGTCCTTCTTGGCGATGGTTTCAGCGAGTGCGTTGTGCTTTGCCTGAAGGTCAGCAAGACTCTGCTCTGCTGTGGTGGCTTTCTGCTTGGCATCAGCCACAGCCTGCTCCTGCGATGCGAGATGAGCTTCGAGGGTGTCGAGCAATGGGGCATTCATGAATGCGCCTTCCTCCTTCACCTCAATCTGCTGACCATCCTGCATACCGCAAGCGGCATTGATCTTTGGATAATTTGCCATATTGATTTGATTTTTGATGTTTGTATGTTGATGATTCTCTTGTGTAGTGGATGCTGATGCCTGCTCAGGCTCGTTCTCTTTCGGCTCCGGCTTTTGAATAGAAGCTTCTCGTTTGATAGGCTCGGCTGTACCATTGTAGAGAGCAAAGCAACGCTGAACGCAACCCATAAAGGTGCTCTGGTCGTCCATAAGAATTCCCTTCACGTCTTCAGCACTAAATATCTTACCCTTGAGATGCTTGTCGGTTGCATTAGGGCAAGCCTTCTTTACGTCGGTTCTGAACTCAACACCCAACTCGGCAAGCTCTTTTACGAGTTCCTTATTGTCGTTCTTGTTAGCGATGTCACGGTAAGCCTTATTCTTGTCGAATGACTCTGGATCGTACTCCTCGTGATAAGTCTCATCCGTGTATTTGTCCTTTGAGCCATTAGCCAAAGTATAAAAAGCAGCCATCACACCGATACAACCAACTTCATCTTTCGGATTCAAATAATATCGCTCATCGCAAAGAGAGGCGAGATACATACCTGCACTGGCGCACATGCCATCTACCAGAGCAATAACTTTCTGACCCTTGGAGTGGGCATAGTCGATGGCAAGAGCATAATCATTCTTAGCCCAAGCCGAACCGCCAGGAGTATTGATAATGAAAAGATGACCTCGGCAAAGCGGATGGTCAGCTGCACGAATCATCATGTCGCGATGGTCGATAGAACCATAAGAACAATATCCACCATTTCGGGTAATAGGACCATCTACGGTGAGAACCGAAACAAATGGGAAGTTCTGTCCCCGATCATCATCTTCCGGAAAATCGAGCTGATAGTTACCCTTCACCTGCTTGCCATCCTCGGAAATCTGATATTCCTCCGGGTAATAGGTGTTACCTTTGTCATCCACTGCGGTGACGAATCCACAAGTCCTTTCCGGTTTGGTAAACTCTGTGTGAGTATTAAGATTCTGCTCGATCGTTTTGCGAATGCCATGCACGAAATCGGGGTTCACCATCCACTTCTTTTCGGTCAGAATTTCGTATAGACCTTTCATTGTGGGTAATAAATTTTTAAAAATAAATGTATGTTATCGTTATCCTGAATACAAATCTCCTTACCTTATTTAGCAAAAGAAGACCTTTCAATATTTCTGACGGCAAAGGTAAAGGAAATACATGGGCATATAGGGACAAAAAAAATGTTGAATGTTGAGTGTTGAATGTTGAATTAGCCTAGCGGATAAAACAAAAAACCCTGCGATCCTCACGGACAGCAGGGCTAAAATTAATATAAAATTTCGATACTATGAAATATATGTTTACTAAAACTAGAAGATAATTAAGTACTATAAATTTATGATTGATTAAGCAATCGTTATCGGAATAAACTCCGACATCGCCTGACAGATAGCCGTAATGCTACGGGTCTCAGCATCTTTCTGAGCAGTCACGGAATCAGTGATACTGAAGGTGCCAGGCAGAGTATGGCAGAGATAAATCGTGTCATCCTGCTTACGCAAGACTATATAATAGTCCTTTCCGTGCATTTTTTTGATGATTTCGGGTATATTCGCCTTTCCGTCACTAATATTGGCTGTAATCTCGAACTTGAAGACGGTACCATTGCCACCCTCTGAAGAAGTCTGCTTGGCGGTGATGCTATCGGATATGATGTAATTGTCACCTTCGCTGAGGGCAACATGGAGTGCTTCGCCGGCAAAGTGGCAGCCGGTTATCTGCAATATCATCGGTATGCTGAAGGGAATAGGAACGGAGCTTTCCCGTACAGCATAAAAATAAGCATCGGTTACTCCGTCAAGAAATAACTCTCTGCAACTATCAGGTAATTTCATAACTTTTCCTTGATTTAACTATTATTTAACTTTTGTTTAGATAAGAATTAACATCTATTATATAAGGTGTAAAATCATAGCCACTGCACTTCGTCGATGCGTTTAGGCTTATCACGGCTATCTTTATACTGCATATCCACGCAAGAATAGCTCTTAAAGAAACAGTGCTCCGTGCGGAACCACCTGCCGATAATGCGGCGCAACACGTCTTTCTCTTCCTCGCTGGCTTCTATGCCGTATCGCATTAAGTACCGCTCCAGCATGGCATTATGGGAGCGGGCGATAACCCTGCCTTTGGAGGTGCAGAAGTCGAAGGTGGATAGTGCCCATTCTACCAGACTGCGCTTAAAATCGTTGTTGAGCGAGACTACCAGGGCACGGATACCATGGGTATCAAGCGTAAAGGTAGGCTTTACTGGATAAACGGTATCGACAATCTCTACTTCGCTGGGCAGTCTGATGCAGAGGTAATCATTATGTGCGCCCTTACCATCGGTAAGGTGACCATTGAGCTGCTGCACCTCCTGGAAAGTGAGCCAGCTTCCGGCATCACGGCGCATCACTACCTTGCCTCCTGCAGGGTGCTTGCCCGACAGCATATTGCACCACTGCTGCTGCGAGAAACAGCCGAGGTCGATACGGCTGCTTTTCGCAGGGGCGCTGATAAGCGAATTGCGCATAATGAACTGCTCATGTGAGTAGTTGCTGAACACCACCGGCTCATCCTTGGCCAGGGTGAACTTAGGGTCGCGGTGCCGGAAGAACTGGCAGCGGGAGGTTGGGAGACGGAGATAGATATTTGGCACTTTTTTTGAATGTTGAATGTTGAGTGTTGAATTAGGCTAGCGCCCTTGAGTCCACTAGGCCTGCAACTTGTAAGGAATGCTTACAAGTTTATTAATTACTTCAGCGAGAAGCCTTTCTGCTGGGCATAGTAGAGCATGATGGCATCGGTAACGTTCAGGCAATACTTCTGGATAGAGTTACCTTCCTTCGGCTTGGGCACCAGTTTGTCGAGTTTCTTGGTCTGCTCTTCGTCGATGTTGAAGGAGAGCTTTACGGCATCGATATACTTGCCTCCACTATCGGTAGCGCTGATGAAGCTCTCATTGAACTTATCTTTCTCACCGAAGAAGAGATTGATGGCCTCTACCATCTGTTCCTGAGTGAAACCAGGAAGGGTAGGATGCAGCTTGCGGTACTTCTGCGAATAGGTCTGCATACGCTTATCCATATAGTTATTGATGCTGTCGGCATACTCATAGTAGAGGGCGTAATCTTTCGATTTCTCGTCTTTCTTACGGGCAAAATCGAAGAAACCGCTCAACTGACGGAGGCTTGCCATCACGCCGTCAAACTGCTGAAACTCGCTGGCACCTTTGAAGATTTCCAGCATATCGCCCTTCACCTGGGTAAGCAGGTTTTCGAGCGTTTCAGACAGGAACGTTATCTTATCGAGATTGGTATTCAGCTGGTCTACCTTCTCCTGTATGCCCGGACGGCTGTAGTCTACGTAGTAACGTATCAGATGGCCGAAGTTAAGGAAGTCGTAACTTACTTCGATGTGCAGATTTACCTGTACTAGCAGGGCATAGATGGCATTGGCCAGTTTATTATCTTTTTCCTGGATAGCCTTGATGAGGGGTATCATCTGAGGCGCGCCCTGCGGTATGCGGTTGGCAGCGCGTACCAGTTCGTTGCGGTTGCGCACGGCATCGGCAAACTTCGGATCAGCGAAGAGTGTCTCCAGGGTTTTGACGTATACATCTGCCGGCACATCCCTAAAGTTGAAGGTGTAGACGGTAGGGAGCTGACGGATTTTAGCATCCCGCCTTGCCATTGCCTCCATCTGGTGCTGCTTTTTATTTTTATTTCCCATTGCTATTTACTTTTTCTATTTATCATAATGAGCGTTAGAGATAGCGAGTAGTGATTTTACCTTTAAATCTCGAAGTCCTTATCATATTCCATCATTCTCTCGGTAATGATGCGATGAATCAGATAGCCTATTTCCTTGGCGTTAGGATGCGCCTTGCCGGTACTTTCATGGAAGCGGAGGTCCAAGATATGTTTCCACTCCTTGAGGGTATAGGTATAGGCTACCACCGTATAGGTATCGAGAGGGAGAATGCCGCGGGCATCCTGCGGCTTCATGCCCGATTTCAGCAATCGGCGATAGAGCCAGTCAGCTATCTTGCATCCGGTAAGATAGAGGAACTTCTGCCAGCGGGTGCCCTCGTGCAGCCAGTGCGGACGGGCAATCTGTACGCCACCTTTCTTCTCCAGGTTCACATAGCGGGTGCTCTGTTCGCTGATGCTATTAGGCGATGTGCGGTTCAGCTCACGGCTGGTACTGATTTGCGTGGTAACAACCATGGTCATGCGGAGGAGATAGAGAGCCTTTTTGCAATCATACTTCAGCGCCTTCTCGATGAACTCATCTTCCTTCACATCGTATGAGTCGAGGATGTCGAGGATTTCGTCATGCTCGGCAAGGAACTGCATGTTGCTGCTGATCCATACCTTCTTATTCTTCACCGCATAATTGATGTAAGGTGAAGCCACGAGGAGAGACCAGAGAGACCTCGGCAGCTTGTTGTCATTCTTGACGAAGAAATAGATGGTACCATGACGGAGCATAGAGCGATGACCGCTCTTCCAGAAATGGTTAACCAACTTTGCAGCCTGTACTTCCCGAAACTCCTCTTTCTTTTCTTCAGAAAGTTTCTCATCAGGCTGTTGGGCTTTGCTCTTGTAGCAGATTCTGCCTACTCGGGCAACCTGTTGAGTGCCGGTCTTCTGAGGCCACCACTCAACACCAGGAATTATCATTTTCATATCAAATATAAACTATCAATTATTAATTATCTTTCAATGCTGCCTTTATATATTCGGAAAGTTTTGAGCTTTCCTGCTTTTCCAGACTATAGTTCGTTATCTGCAGAGACGTTGTGATTACTGACTGCATCAGAGCGTAGAGCGAAGAATTATTGGTGATGACGTAATCGAAGCTGTTTATATCCATTGTTACCCGATATTCGTCACGCTTCATTCTTTCGGGAGCGATACCACGAGCCTTGAGGGTTTCGGGCTTGGCAGCTACGTAGATATTCACCAGTTCAATATCAGGGAATCGCTCGCAAATATCCATGATGCCTTTTTCGTCGATTACATAGATGGCGGTATCTTTTATCTGAGAAAGTTCCGTCCAATACTTATAACCTCCATACTCGGTATAGGCAAGCATTTTTTCTCTTGGGATATTGCACTCTTTCACGAAGATGTGCTCTCTGCCGTTTACCTCGCCTTCACGCATAGGTCGGGTGGTATAAGAGCAAAGGATGGGCACATGGAGTGTCATCCGCATCAGCTGGGCAACCGTATCTTTTCCGGAGCCAGCCTGACCTACTATTGCAATAATCTTCTGTTTCATATCTTTTGTTTTGTAAAGTTTTTATATACAGAGAGAGTAAATAAATAACACACGGCTTCGATATGGCTTCGAATAGGCTTCGATATGGCGAAAGCTTTTTTGGCCATCTGTAAATTTATTTTTACTTTCTCAACACCTTGTTTCCCATAGGGAAAAACGTGAGGTTTCTCAGGCGTTTCAGCGAAGGATATTGCTGATTTACTCTGTCTCTGAAATCGTCCATATCGCCCATGTCTACCATATATTTTCCCAATGCCATTTCAAAGTTCACCGGGAACGTCATCGTGATTTGACGGAGGAATTTATCACCCCCTATCATCACATCGATTGCTACTTTCATCCATCGCTGACCTTTCTTGTCGAGCCATGACCCCTTGTGGATTTCTACTTTTCTTTTTGCCATAATCTTATATCTTTAATGTATTAAAAAACTTTTTGTCAATGTTGAGTGTTGAGTGCATTAAACATTCCGCTCACGGTAAACCTGCTGCAGAATAGAGTGATATTCTCCTTCGCCCAAATTCACCTTGAAGGCGTGGATGAGGTAATGATAGCTCACGGTATGTCTGCTGCCTAACTGCCGCCACTTCTGTGAAGCCTGGGCAGCGTTGTACTTCCGGCTGCATGCCGAAAGCTCGTGAAACAGACGTTCGCCATAAGGGTGCGCCTTCAATGCCCAACCTGCCTTTGTCCACTCATCATAGCTTTCCGTGATGTTGATGTTTCGGCTCACTAGGGCTTTTACGATGAGTTCGATGATGCGGTCTTGCGTGCGAGGATCATTCCAGAAGGCTGAGTTGTCGCTACCGCCGTAAGCGCTGGAGGCGTTACTCTGCGGTTGCCGATACATCGGTCGTGCCTGCGGTATCACCTGCGGTTCGTCCATCTGCAAGCCTTGATAAGGCTGCACATTGTTATTAATATATATATGGTCGGCATCATCCCATGAGGCGAAACGCACACGACCGATATTGCCACATTGCTTGTCGAGCACAATGCCCAGGGCGGCATATTCCTTGAGGATAGCCTTGAACTGCTCCTTATGCCTGTCGGGATAAGCCAGGCGAACCAGTCCGAAATATCCTGTACCCGAACAGGAACGCATCAGCAAACCTATCTCAGGACGGAAGCGAGCCACCATGCGGATATTCTCAAAGCTGGTAAGCTGCTGGTTGTCCTGAAGGTCGATGTCGATAGCGAGCCATCCGGTATGCTGATAAAGATGTGTTTCACGGCGTGAAACCATCACACGCTGGCCTGGGTGGGTCAAACTATCGTCTTCATAAAGACTGAAGAGACCGCTCAGTGTAGCACCAGGAAGCATCTTCTTCGTGTCGATATATTCCGGCATCTTCTTCGCCTTGCTTCCATACTGCTGCCGCATGGCTCTCAGTTTCTCTACATACGGCTTCCATCTGTCCGTAAGACAGAACTCACGGATAGACATCTGCGTGATGCACTCGCCCGTCTCCATATCGACGTATCTTCCGAGTGCATCTTTCGCATCCCGATAGATTGAACATATCTCATCAAACATACCTTACATATATTATTATATTCATTTTTCGCTGCAAAGATACAAAAATAAATCGAAAAAAAGTATAGGTTAGATATATTATATTTGAAATAAGTTATACTTTTAACATTTAATATAGATTTGAGAGGGGGAACCAGCGATGGAATTGCTGGGAACGGAGACGCAAATGGTGTTTTTTCAAAAATGGGACCAGGAAGCGAAATCTGGTCTCATTTTGCCGATTCTGGTCTCATTTTAATTTTATTAGCAGAAATGTTAAAGTCCCCTAATTGCTAAAACGGCGTATTTTGTCCCCCTGCTGCCACACCATTGTCCCACTGCTAGCCCACGCTGATTTTTTGCTATCTGCTTATTTTTCAGCAACTTATTATTTTTTGGTCTCATTTTTATATAAATTTCTATAAACAGATGTACGCAGGAGATACAAAATATTTCAGAAATATATAGAATATATGTAGAAAATCACACATTTTTCTCACTAGCTGCCACTCCCTATATCCCCGTAACTACCTTATTGTCTGAAGTTTACGGCATAGCCGTTAATGCTACTAACTTCTAATTTGGAGTTAGGGGATTTCGTTTTTAGGGAAAAGAAAAAATACACGGAAAATTTTATATATAGGTAGTAATTCCGACGAAAAATGAGACCAAGATATGCTTTTGAGACCAAAAAGCCCACTAAATCAACGGTTTAGAGAAAGCCCACTGATTTCTCCCCTTGGTCGAAAAATGGGACCAGGATAAAATTCACACAAAAAAGCTGCCTCGCTTCACAGCGAAACAGCCTCGAAAAACAAATAACTAATAAACTTAAAAACTAACAACTAATAATCAACAAAACCTTCTTCTATTTATTCTTCATAAACCGATTAGCCTTATTCAGGCTATCATGCAGTCCGTCACGACCATACATGTTAATCTGGGCGTTGATAGGCTGATTGAGGCGCTGAATGAGCGCATTCACAGCTTGCAGGAGCGCCGCATTGCTTGCTGCGCTGGCTGCAATCAGGTCGCCTGCCGCTGACGCGCCAGACGAAAGATTACCATTGCCTGCTTGCGTGCCTGCTTCAAGAACATCACCCACGTTGCCATTATCAAATGCCCTTCTTGCTGAGTTTCTTCCGGAATAGTTGCGGTCGTAGTTGACGAGTGCTTTCAGCAAGCCAGGGTTATTCATCATCATGGCATGAGTGGTTTCACGGCCAATCACGATTTCCGGTCCTCTCTCGGCTACAAGAGACGGCTGGCCGTTCACAGAGGTAGCGGTAGGTGTCGTGAGCATCTTCACGCCCTGCATCTGCTTGCCATCATCCTCCTTCGCCCAATACACCTCGCCATTATCAGCCACAAATGGCTTCAAGTCTTGAACGTTTCCGGAATCATAGGTAAGCATACCAGTAACAAGCTTGGTGTTGGTAGTGTTGGTAGTATTGGTATTACTCTTCTTTTTGCCGCCGCTGAAGGCTGAATTGAGTGCCCACTGGAGCAAACCCATGAGAGTAGCCATCACACCTGCGGCTGCAATAGGACCAGCGATAGGACCCAGGAACTCGAAACACTTAGCCATCGCACCCGCGATAGAGAAGGTTACTTCTGACTGAGTGCGGGCTGCATCAGACTGAGCCATAGCCTCATTATTAGCCTGAGTATTGGCGAGATTGGTAGTGAGCGCCGTTTGGGTCATAGCCATACCCGCGTTCAAAGCCACCTTAGTGCCCTCACTCTGCTCCTTGTTTCCGGCAGCAGTTACATCCGTGATGTTCTGAACACCCTGGGTAGTCACCTTCTCACGATCCTTATTACCCTTCTTTACCTCCTTGCTCAGTTCCTTCTGGTGCTTCTTCTCCTTCTTCAGCTGATCGGCTTTCTCCTTGTCTTCCTTGGATTTGCCACCCTTCTTGAACTCGGTATTCATCACGCCACCGATAAAGGAACCAGTGATACCGGCTGCGGTATCCATGAAGGAACCGCCACCAGCGATAGCATCGGCTGCAGCAGCACCCGTCTGCGTGGCTGCATCACTATAGAACGCATCGGCATTGTCTCTGTTGCGATGTGACCACGCATGAGGAGCACCATTACCCTCTGCTTGCTTATTCGCCTGCTCGGGGGTTGCAGGGGGCGCGTATGGAGGCACAATAGCCGGACTGTTAGGGTTGATAGGTGAACCATCAGGATTCCAGCCGAGAGCCGGCTGCTGAGGAGGCAGATTCTCGAAGTTAGACTGCGGCTGCTGAGTAAGATAAGATGCACCCTCATCTACCAGTCGCACATACATCGGATTCGCCTTTGTGCCGAGATTAGAGAAGTCTTCCTTCACGGCATTGGCGTTAGCGTTGGCTCTTGCTGCATCGATACCAGGCTGCGCTTTCTTCTTGGCTCGCTTGGCACCTGCATCATTGATAGCCTTCCACATCTGCGTATTCACATCGTTGAGCGCCATATTACCCCACGATTCGAGCATAGACTTCAGAGCGTTCTTGATAGCTTCCTGTGCGCTGCTTACATCATTGCGCATTTCAGCAAATGCCTTGCCTACTTCTGCACCGAAGGTCTCGATAGGCTGCACAAGCTGCTGCATCTGTGAGAGGCGGTTCTTCATCGCCGTAGCCATTTGGTTGACATAGGCAAGTTCTGCCTCCTGACGAGCCTTGTCAGCTTCATCGATAAGTTGCTGATTTCTCGAATTTTTGAAAACGAAAGCATAATAATCTTCCGCCATCTGCATCTTCATCTTCATCAGCTCCACCTCTGGGTCGGCGGTAAGATCGCCGAGACCAAGATTCGACCACATATTGGTTCGCTTACCGAAGAGGGCGCTTTCCTGCTGCATCTTGCGAAGGGTTTCCTGGTTGGCAAGATTGCGCTGGTTGACCTTCCACATCTGCTCGGCAATCTTTTTTGCCTGGTCGTAGGTCTTCTTCTGAGCCTCAGTATATTCATCAGAATACTGAATAAGTTTGTTATAGAACACCCTCCAGTCTTCCGCATTGTCGCCCAATACACTCTGAATGCGGGCACCCAGCGCATAAGGATCATCGCCAAAGAGTACCTGCATCAGCAATCCCCTACCTTCTTTATTGCTGACATCAACTGTATAAAGGTTGGCGATTTGCTTTCTTGCTTGCTCGTACATGGAAATGATGTGTGCCTTGCGTCTGTCAAAGGCTTCCTTGTCCTGCGCTTCAAAATCGGTTGGGTTAGCATAGCCCATTTGGTTGAAATCGTCATACATATTCTGCTGCACGGCACCCATGTAGTTATGCTCCTGAGCCACCTTTCTACGGGCTTCTGCCTGCTGCGCTTCCAGCTTTACACGATCCTGCTGGTTCTTGGTAGCCTTGGCAAATATTTCAGCCGTGATGGAGTTCATCGGACGGTTCAGACTATTACCCAACTGAGCCATCTTCGTGCGCAGGGCTGCGATATTATTCTGCGTAATGGAGGTGAGGAGGTTCTTGGAAAGATTAACTCCGGTCTCATCGGTCTTCTCGATAAGATCATTATCCATCGTCTTTTTGAAGTCCTCCCAGGTGTTAGCCTGACCAGCGATAGCAAGGCGCACCTGCGAAAGGGCTTCATCCATACGCTTCTTCACTGGCTCTACGAACAAATCCTGCTCCGTCTTATCCATACCGAGGCTTACTGCCTGTGACAGTTTTTCGTTGATTTGTCGCTCATAGAAGTTGCGCACGTTATCCATGATAGCGTTTGCTTCATCCTGCTTCTGCTTCAACTCCTCACGCCAGGAACGCTGCTGATCGCGTGCCTCCTGCTTCGCAGCACGGATGGCATCCTTATCGGGTGCTTCATTTTCAAGCGTACCAGGTTCATCTTCTACCCAAGGAGTATAGCCATCAAGATTAACTACCTGATTGAAGTAATCATTGATTTCCTTATCCTTACTTGTTTCGCGCTTGGTTGCGTTCTGGAAATGAACGAGTGAAGATAACAGACCTTTATAGCCTGTAGGATTACCCTTGACGTTTTTACCGCTATTATCAGTATAAGTATAGTTTCCTGTTTTCATATTGAAACGGAAACTACCCTGCTTGGCATCTTTTGTGTTTGCCTCGATAATCTTCTGCCATATCCAACCTGCACCTGCACCCTTATTGAACATATCCATCACGTTCTTTTGGGTAAAACCGCCTGCAAACAAGCCGAGATTATTAAGTTCCTTCTTGATACGGTTAGCCGCATTCAGACGATCCATCTGATAGGAAGGCATTACGCTCTGCTTGGCTTCCTCACGAAGGCGATAATAGGTAGCACGCTGAATTTCCTGTGCTAACTCCGAATAATGCTTCTTCAAATCGCTCACGCTCTTGATTTCGATACCCAACTTAGAGATATACTGGCGAAAATCACGATTAAATCGGGCTATCTGCGTATTTCGGGCATTCTGCGATACGTTCAGGGCTTCGAGTGTAGTTTTATAAGAATGGAGTTTTCGGGTAAGCGTATCAGTTTGAGACTGCGCTTCTTTCAACTTATCTTTCCAGGCATTAGCTTTGCGTGCTGCCTCTGCCTCCGCAGCAGCTGCCTCTTTATCTGCTTCCACAAAAGACCATACCACTCCTACGGCGGTGAGAATCGCACTTGCAATAGCTACATAAGGATTTACCTTTGCTGCCGAATTGAATAATGTTTGCGCAGCTGCCGCAGCTTTTATTGCCTTACCTAATTCCCAAAGAAACGAAACGGCTTTATAGATACCCAGAGCAGCAACATAATTGGCGATGAGAGGAAGGAGAGCTACAAATACCTTGCAAGCAGTAATCACACTCCACATGGCTGCCTGAAGTGTATTCTTGAATATCGGGCTTTGCAAAATCATTTGCGACATGTCGTACCAAGCCTGCGCCATAGACCTTACACTTTCCACACCATCTGGATTGATAAAAGCCTTCTCCCAAAGGTTATTGGCTCTATCCAATATACCTGCGGCAGACTGCTGCTGCATCGTGTACTCGCTGGTTACAGCAGTTGCCTCCTCGAATGCCTCCTTAGACTCGTAGAGATGATCCTTCAGTACATCTACGTTCTTAGACATAGTTACCATGGCGGTAACGAGTCGCTGACCATTAGAATCGAGGTCTTTGAAGATGCCGCCAAGGGCATTCATATTACCCTTGTCTCGCATCTTTTCAAGTACCATCACGATGGCATCCATTGCGTTGCCTGCTGCATACATTCTTTTGATGGTACCATCCGGAATGCCCAAATCCTTCTCGATAAGGTTATGGTTCTTCTGCAAGGCTACGATGAACTTAGACATTGCCGTAGCACTCACTTCCGGCATCAGGAAGAGAGAATCGGATGCAGAACCGAGAGCCAACAACTGGTCGGTAGTGATACCTGCAGTACGGCTCACACCGGTTAATCGCTTGGCGAACTCCACTATATTGGTAGATGTAGAGGTAGAGGTAGAAGACAGTTTGAACATAGCCGAACCCGTAGCAAGCATCGCTTTTTCGATACCCATCTTCGGGATAAGACCCATCGTCTCCACCATTTTAGAAAGAGCCGGCAGCGCTTCCTCGCCCATTTCCTCACCAATGGCTACATTGATCTGGTCGGCAGCAGCTACGAACTGTTTCATACCTTCCACGCCATACTTACCCATACCAAGTTTTGCACCCTGATAGGCAAGTTGGGCCAAGCCATCAACAGAAGTACGAGTATCAATCTTAGCCAATTCCTCAGACAGTTTATTGACATCCTGCATCGTGAGTCCGGACACCTTGCGAATATCCGTCAAAGACGAAGAATATTCAAAGTTTTTCTTGATAGCAGAAGTAACTGTATCTTTGATATCATTGAAGACCTGAAAGAGACCTACGTATGCGGTCAGGTTCTTTAATGCCGTCTGCCAGGATTTACTTTGCTGGCTTATGGCTCCAGTAGCATTGTCGATATTCTTCTTTAAATCCTTCAGTTCCTTCTGCTTCTCGTTAAATTCCTTGCTTTTGGTGTTTAACTGATTCAGTTCCTCCTCAAGTTGCTTATAAGCCTGTCTCAGCTCATTGATATTTGCCTTGCCGGTCTTACTGCGGGCGACAATATCATTGAGCTGCGCTTGCGAGAGGCGGGTACCTTTCATAGTTTGTTCCAACTGGGCGTATTGTCTGCGCAAATCTGATACAGCCTTACTTCCAGCAGGGAGTTGCTGTATTTTCTGCTGAATAGCGTCCATGGTTTGCTTAATGTCCTCGCCCGAAGCCTTGCCAGGGTTAGATAATACCTGGCGCATTTTCTGCCAACCGATGGCTGTTTTCTGGGCTTTCCCCGATACTGCATCAAGGCGTTCCTCAATCTTAGCAAGGGCTTCATTATAGGCTTTTATCTGAGCAGTATCAGATGTATCTACATTATCCCTCGCCTGAGTGATTGATGTCTTGGCGCGGCGAAGTTCGGAGGCAGTAGATGTTCGGTCTTGCACCACAGTCATAGCCTCCGGTGTAGTCAGCTTGCCATTACGTCTATCCTCCTCTCTCTCCAACTGCTTCAATGTGGCGTGATTCTTGAGATAGCTGGCATCTGTCTTTTCGAGTGAAGCCACAAGGTCTCTCTGCTGCGTTATGGCCTTACTCAGCCATTGGTCAGACTGAATGCTTATATTCTTCAGTCCTTTTTCAATCTTTACATACTTCCCTTCGAGCAAGCGCACCTGGTCGCCTACTTCCTTCATCATTGAGCGGATAGCGTTTGCCTGATCCAGTTCTGCCTCTGACAAGCCTTCAAGCTGACGCTTGCCGTCGCCCAATGCACGGCGCAGGTTGCGAAGTGAAGTATTACTGAGCTGGTTTACTACGCTCTGCAAACGCTCATTGGCCGAAATATCCTTAATCTGTGCAGAAGCCAGCAAATCATACTGCTTCTTCAAATCCTTGATGGTGGCATCGAGTGCTTTATACGGGTCAGTATTCGGCTTCAGGTTTTTCAGCTTCGCCTGAGCCGCATCTATCTGCTCGGAGATACCCGCTGCTGCCTCCTGCAACTGCTTCAATACCTGGAGCGGTTGCTGACCATTGAGCGTGATGATAGCCTCTGTTTTATTCTTTGCCATTGTTTTTTTTTTAATGTTTATTTTTGGGGGATATGAGACCGGCGATGGAATCGCCGGGAACGGGAGCGAGAGGGGTTACTCATCTTTGCCTTCCAGGGCGTTCATTATCTGTAACAAGCCTTGATAACCGTAGTAATCGGCAAGATGGTTTTCATATCTCGTTTTCAGTCTTCTCACCGTGCGCATGATGGCAGGACGATGAGATTTACCTGCCCTTCTATCCCACTTGCCGATATAACGGGTTTTAAACTTGGCTTTTTTCGAGCGGTCCACCTTGTCGGCAGTGATATGGGCTGCAGGGTCTCGGGGGTCGCCCGTCAGACCTACACCAATATCCACATAGCGGAGATAATCGTTATAGCGGATTCCTACCATCAGATTACCCGTCTTTTCGTCAGCTTGATATACTGTGCCCTCAAAGGATTTCTTACCTTCACCCGTAGAGTACCACATGTCGTGTTCCTCGCGGTATTTGTTCACCTTCTCATAGCCGCGATATACTTCTACCGGATAAATCTTCTGGGTATTGAAGTTGACTTCTATATCAAGAAGGGCTTGTTTCAGATATACACCTGCCACCTCTTTCAGGGGTGCAAAAGGCGACTTGATAGGTTGAGTTCTGATAGGCATGACTTATCCCTCCTTTCCGTCTTCTGTCGATGCAGGAATGATATATTTCTGCTCTTTTTCGCATTGGAAATTATAGAGCGGACGGATGGTTTGCCAATAACAATCAGCAAGGAGCCAGCTCGGACCACGGAAAAGAGGATTTACACCATAGGCAAAACTCTCTATATCGACAGATGATAATTCTATGCCCAGCTTAGGCTCTTCCGTCTTGAAGTTTCTGCCCGTGATAGGACAGATACCCGTGCGGCGAAGCTGAGTGAGATAGGACGCAAGGTCTTCACAATACTCCATCAGATCATCCGATGCAGCCTGCAATTTGCTGCCATCATATCTGCCCAATGTAGCAGAGGAATCTTTCAGTCGGGTAAGGAAGCAGACTTGATAAGTAATCAAGGCTTGCTTATCCGATTTCAATTCTCCGGAGTTAACTACACGATAGAGCATGCAGGGAGAGTGAATGATATTGGCGTTGCGGGAAAAGATATTTTCCTCATCAATATCACGGATGCGGAAGAAACTCTGTTCTTCCAGTTTCTTGCTTGTCGGGTTATGAGATAAGGGCTTGTATATCGTAGCCCAGTGCTCCAAAACATTTGATATTGTCATAATTCAAAGGGATTTTAACACATTATTAACTGATAGCGTACAGAAATTAAGAGTTATTTGCACAGAGTGCTTTTTCTCTCATCATATATTCATGCCCGCTTATTGATAAATAGATACCGGCTCTTGCCAAAATAGTCATCGCCTTTACTACCTCTGGTTTTTCGTTGGCTATCCAGTTACATTCATTAAACTCGAAGGGTTCGGGGGAGGAATGAAACTTTGCACCTACTAGTTCTTGAGATAAAAAGCGTTTGGCTTTAAAGATTTCCTTCAACGGAGGACGTTTATTGCTCGTTTTCTTTACCATCGCTTGCTTCCTCTTCTTTCTTTTCTTCTTTCGGAGTAACTTCTTCCTTGTTATCCTCCTCTTCTGTTGCTTCCTTCATCAGGTCTTTCAGCTTCACGTTGAAGTGTCTTTCGGTTTTATCGGCTACAATCTTCTGCATCACTCTTGCCCAGGGTGCCCCATTACAGGTACTCTCGTTTTCGAGGATGCTCACGAGCTGCACACCACAATAAATGGCGGCAAGATAATTAGCGAGATGGAGAGGGTTCTGGAAATCAAGTATGACGGTATCTACCATCGTAGCTAAGAATATAGCGAGGATGAGGACGGAGAAATCCTTCACCATCTTTGCCATTTTCTTAGATTTCAGTTTGCCGTCGATTTTGCATCGAGGGTCTTTCTTGATGGCCTCCCGATAGCGGGAATAGATGCGGCAGTTGCACCGCCATGCCGTATAGCAGTCGCAGATAAGGGCGAAGAAGCATACGGCGATGTAGTTAAGAGATGGTTCCAGGGTACACCACACCAAGCCAATGATGGCTGCAAGAAACCTGGTAAGGGTCGGAATTAAACTTTGCATTTCTTTTTTCTTTTTAATGTTATCCTATGTTGTCTTAATACTATTGCAAAGGTATCGGTTTTTTATTGAGAGATAGGGACAAAGGGATTGAGGGACCTGCGATAGAATCGCTGGGAACGGAGGCGTAAGTGGTGCTATTTCAAAGATAGGGGGTTCGGGGGTTGTCCCAACTGTTTAGGGGAGATTTCGTAATTTTGTGGGCAGATAAAGAAATTAAAAAGGCGCGAAATGATAAACGAGCAATTACAGAAAAAGATAGAACAGTCTATCCGACTCCTGCAAAGCGTACAGAAAAGGTACGATGGAGAGATAGAACTGGCTTATTCGGGCGGCAAGGATAGCGACGTAATCCTGCAGCTTGCAAAAGAAGCTGGCATCAAGATTCGAGCGATATACAAGAACACGACCATCGACCCACCGGGCACTATCGCCCACGTGAAGGAGATGGGTGTGGAGATTATCAGACCTAAAGAAAATTTCTTTCAGCTTATTGCAAAGAAAGGATTTCCTAATCGCTTTAGCCGTTTCTGCTGTGAAGTTCTGAAGGAATATAAAATCCTCGATAAAACTGTTATCGGTGTGCGCAAAGAAGAAAGCAGAGCGAGAAAGGAAAGATATAACGAGCCTACCGAATGCCGGTACTATGGTTCTAAGAAAAAGGAAAATCATGTAGAACAGATTTATCCTATCTTGGAATGGACCAACGAAGATGTGAGGGATTTCATTCTTGATAGAGGATTGAAGTTGGCACCAGTATACTATGATACGGGGGGGGCAAATCAACGTTACCCGAAGACTCGGCTGCATGTGCTGCCCCCTGGCTTCAAGACGCAAGCGCCTTATCGAGTTTCAGAAGCATCCCCGCATAGCCAAGGCTTATCTGAGGGCGGGACAGAAATTCTTAGATACGCATCCTGACTCGTCAGCAGTAAGCAGATATGATAACGTTTACGAATGGTTTACGCGTGATGTGTTCTATGCCAACAATAAAGATTGGGAAAAGGCAAACGGCACACTATTCGGTAAGCCCGATTACAAGAAGTTTCTGGAATGTCAGTTTGGTATCGACCTTACCATATAGCGTTTCGGGGTTCGGGGGTTTGAACACGAATGACACGAATAGCACGAATTTCGGTTTTCGATGCCCCACCAGGTTAACATAAAACATTAAACATTAATAAGAGATGAGTCAACTTACGCAGAATACCCTGCAGAGAATAGACAAGTGGCTATCTAACGGACTGAGTATCGACACGATGTTTCCAAAACTGGAACAGAAGTATAGGATGCAGCTCTGCTACGAGTTCTACAAGCGCTGGGTACAAAACAATGATATAGACCCCAAGACTACCTGCCGCAACATAGCAAGGCGCGACTACGCGCTGTTTATGAAACAGGCAGGACAGGGCAACAGGGAGGCGCAGGAAATGGTGATGGCGCTGCATATTGATATTGACGACGAAGGAAATATCAAACCCCGTACCATTACCGAGCTGACAAACGATGTGGCGGTCTGCAACCACATTATTCGCTTTTTTATGACCGATGAAAGTCCGCGTCACAAGGCGATGTATCTCAATTCTGCTGAGTGGCTTATCCGCACAGGCAAGCAGCAGAACAACGACCGTGCGGTGGATAAGGGTATGCAGGCATTGGCTACCGTTTATGGCAACTTTCTCGAAGAGAAGGATGCTACCGAGGAAATGCCGGATATGAGCCGCATTGCCATTACGCAAGATGTGAGCATCGTGAAGCGTGACAGGGTGAACTATACTGACGAGTACAAGAAAAAAATGGCTCGCAAGTATGGTCTTACGGCAAAGGATATGCAGGATATTGCCGAGGAGGAAAGTCTGCAGGAGCATAATGAAAAGGTACCTGACTATATGGAGTATATGGAAGAGGTGCTGGATGAACATGCTGAGAAGAAGGAAGCCGAAATGGATATTCCGGAAGAGGAAGGTGATACCGAAAAGGAAGGAGGCGATGATGAGTAAGCGCAAAGGTGATCATCATTATCACAATAAGGTTCCTCCCTTTACACCGGACCCCGAACATTACACCCGAAAACAGCATACCTGGAAGGCGAAGGTGGCATACGAAACAGAGGATGCTGCCTGGGAGTTTCTGAACCAAAGACCGGAGCTGAAGGCGCAAGGGTATGTGGCGTACCAATGCAAGACTTGCCAGAAATGGCATGTGGGAAAGTTAAGAATTAAGAATTAATAGTTTATAGACTTTATGGCAAAAGACTGGGTAGGCGGCAATGCTGCCGTATTTAAAACGTTAGGCGCAAGCAACCATAAAAACGGCGAGCGACAGCGTGAAGACTACTATGCCACAGAACCCGCAGCTACCGAATGGCTCTGTAAGATAGAGCAGTTTACGGGGGTAATTTTGGAACCTTCTTGTGGCGAAGGGCATATTAGCGAGGTATTGAAGGCGCATGGCTACGATGTAGTCAGCCGTGATTTGATAGATAGAGGTTATGGCGAGGTTGCAGATTTTCTTTCCATCGACAACTTAGAATGGAACGGAGATATTGTTACCAACCCACCCTACCGATATGCCTTGGATTTCGTAGAAAAGGCTTTGCAGATTATTCCGGAAGGAAGAAAGATTGCGATGTTCCTGAAACTTACTTTTCTTGAAGGGAAAGGAAGAAGACATCTGTTTAAAACGCAGCCACCTTGCAGGGTATGGGTAAGTAGTTCACGATTAAAATGCGCCATGAACGGCAACTTTCAGGCTTTCGGAAGCAGCGCAGCAGCCTATGCCTGGTTTATCTGGGAAAAAGATATAAAGGAGAAACTATTCTAAAATGGTTTAATTGATAAAGATAGATTTATAGAGGATGGAATTAAATAAGATTTATAATGAGGATTGCCTGATAGGAATGAAAAAGATTCCGGACGCAAGCGTGGATTGTGTTATCTGCGATTTGCCGTATGGCGTTCTCAATAAAAAGAGTGAAGGCGGTGGCTGGGATTGCATTATCCCACTTGAGCCATTATGGAAGGAATATCTACGCATAACCAAACCCAATGCAGCCATTATTCTTTTCTGTCAGGGTATGTTTACCGCGCAACTTATGATGTCGCAGCCGAAACTCTGGAAATATAATCTTATTTGGAGCAAACAGCGGGTAACAGGCTTTCTGAATGCCAACAAAATGCCTCTGCGCTCGCATGAGGATATAGCAGTATTCTATCGGAAACAACCTATCTACAATCCTCAGATGGTAAAATGTGCGCCACATCAAAGAAATCATCGAAGAGGCGATGGTTCTCACAGTTTAAAGCGAGGTTGTTATGGCGATCATAAAGAAGTGCCTACTATCGTATCAGATGAAAAATTCCCAAAGAGCATTATCTGCTTCGATAAAGAACATTCTACCGACACCTTTCACCCTACGCAAAAGCCAGTCGCCCTTATCCAGTATCTTATATGTACTTATACCAATGTGGGGGGGTGCGTTCTCGATAACTGCATGGGCAGCGGCACTACAGCCATCGCATGCATCAGGGAAAAGAGAAATTTCATCGGCTTTGAGCTGAACAAAGAATATTACGACAAGGCTTGCAAGCGCATCAAGTTAGAGATGATGCAACCGAGCCTGTTTTAAAATATACAAATAAAGGAAGATATGAAATATGGATTGCCCTATAAGGGAAGTAAAAACAAGTTGGCAGAGAGGATTGTAAGTCTCCTGCCTAAACGCACGCATCTGATAGATTTATTCTGCGGCGGGTGTGCGGTGAGCCATGCAGCGTTATTGAGAAACAAGTATGAGCATATCCACATTAATGATATTAACTGGATATGCCCTACTCTATTCATTGATGCGTTGAACGGCAAATATCAGAACGAGACGAGGTGGATAAGCCGTGAGGATTTCTTCAGACTGAAAGATACCGATCCATACGTAGCAGTAGTCTGGTCGTTTGGAAATAATCTGCGTGATTATCTTTATTCTAAGGAAATTGAGCCTTTAAAGAAAGCTATTCATTATGCGATATTCTTTCGTGATTACACCCTGGGGAAAGAACTTGGATATGACTTATCTTTTATTGAGCCTATCAGTGACATTCAGCGCAGATATGCTGCCGTAAAGAGATATTTCAGCCAGTTCGGTCACTTCCAGCAACAATCATTTGAGGGGGGCAGAATTGCCGAGATTGCAGAGCACAGAAGCTTACGACAGAATCAATCAGACTGGAGAATGCCGAAAGATGGAACACAAGAGCCATCTTTCAAAAAAAAAAAATACAAACGCCCAAGCGAACTTCAATCAGGAGAAAGCCGCAACTGCATTGCACAGATTGCAATACCGAGAGCGACAACTATCCCTGCCGAGAAATTCGGGGGGCGATTTTCAAACATCACATCAAGTGTGCTTGATTATGCCAAGGTTGAAATTTCAAATGATAGCGTAATTTATTGCGATATTCCCTACGAAGACACTAACGTGTACAATAAAGCTGAAGGTTTCGACTATGAGCGATTCTACGATTGGTGCGAGCATCAGACACAACCCGTTTTCATATCTTCCTATCAGATGCCCGATGATCGCTTTGACTGCATCGAAGAGTTCTCTCATCGCTCTACCCTATCAGCTACGGCTAATAATCTCGTAACGGAACGCATCTATGTTCCGAAACATCAGAAGGAGCGAGGCAACAGAGCTATTCAACTTTCATTATTTTAAATCTGCGAAATTATGGCAAAGATTATTTATTTTGGAACCAATGGATGTTCCGAGCGCTACCATATCGATATTGATATGGCACTGACAGGAGAAGAAAACAATAAATGGTGCGAGTGTGATAATGAAGTCTGGATAGAAAACATCCGGAAAAATCCAGGTCGCCACCTGGTTCAACACCATAGTGAAACCTACACCAACTACGGTGTGCCTTTCTCTGTAGATGAAGATAGAGTTCTATCATTTCTTCTTCTGGGAAGGAGTACACTCAGAAGAAGAAATGATAGAACTCATAAAGAGCAACCCGTTTTTGAAACGACAATTTAAAATGTAAGCAACAATGATAGTAATAAAAATCAAAACATGGAAAGACTGGAAACAGGACTTTCTAAAATGGGTGCAAGCACCTCGGCGCAGTACTTGCAAGGAGTACGTAGATTATATGGAGGCTTTACAAAATCAAGTTCTCTACAAAATAATAAACGACACTTGCGATAAATACGGCAATATGCGTGAGGATCAAATTCAAAACATCACCGAGGCAGTCGAGAGATGCGTGGCTGAGTGTGCCAAAGAAACACGCAAGCTAATCGATGATTGCCAGCCCGCAAAAATTCTCTAAGACTGCAAAAAAAACTGGCATATCTGCGGATTTCAAATCCGCAGGAACGCCTAACGGACGCAATGGCGCTAAGCTAAAACAACATACATTCAGGATAACAATTTTACTATTATGCAGCAACCACATCAGATATACTTAACCCGCTTTCAGCAGCAATCATTATACATGGGTGCCCGAGACGAGAGGGATATTGCAGCTCGACGCACGGGTAAGACCGATGGCCTCGTGGCACCCTATGTATGGATGACCAGCAACTCCATGCCAGGAATGCTGGGGGCATGGGTAGCCGTATCACGACAACAGGGCTTCTCGAAAACCATACCGGGTACCATGGCTGCCATGGAGCGAATGTTCGGTTTTCAGATAGGCATTCACATGGGTTGGGGACGACCGCCAAAGCATGTGCGCCCTTCCATCTTCAAACCGAAAAGCTACGAAAATATCATCTGGTTTGCAAATGGTGCCCAATGGGCATTGATTTCTCTTTCGCAGACCGCTTCTGCAAACTCTTATACCTTCAGTGCATGTGTGGGAGATGAGTGCAGATTCTTCCCTAAGAAGAAAGTGGATGAGGAGTTGATGCCGGCATTATCAGGACAGACACACCCACTGGGAGACATCAACTTTTCTGACTACAACCCACTCTACCGTTCTACCCGATTCGTAAGTGATGCCTCGCTTACGGCAAAAGGCTCATGGCTGGAGCGTGAGGACGAGAAACTGGACTTGGAGATAGAGACAGGCAGGTTTAAGGGCAAGACCTACCGATGGGTACAGAACGAGCTGGAAGAGTATGCCGACAAGGTTATCAGATATAACGACCTGCTCTATAATGCCAAGAAGACGGGGCATTCGCTTCGCGTGGTATCAGTAGAGGAAAAGACTATCATACGTGCCGTGGCATTGAAAATGCTGAAGCATGAAGGCATGTTCCGCATTCTGCCTAACCATGGCAATAGGATTACCAAGAACATGGTGGATATGGCAGTAAACTACAAACTGGTTACTGCCGAGGATGCCAAACTTATCTATGATTACGAATATCTGATTACACCGGATGAGGATTTCGAGATGCAGATGTTCCTGCGCTCGAAGAAGTTTCAGGATGACTATCTCAGAGAACTGCGGCGCTCGGCTTTCGTGGTGCGCAGGGCATCTACCCTCGAAAACGTGGACGTTCTGGGTGAGGAGTATATCCGACAGATGAAGCGAGATCTTCCACCCTATACCTTCATGGTCTCGATACTGAACGTGAAAATCAAGAAATCGAACGATGGTTTCTATTCTAACCTGGATATAGATCATGTTCACGGTTATATCCCCGATGAGATTGACCCGCTTTCTCAGGCTAATTTCCGCACAGAGAAGGCTACGGGCATCATCGGCGGCAAGAAGATTACATCAGAAAGTTATCAGCCCGACTTAAAAGAGCTGTCCGAGAGAAACGACTGCCGTATGGATAGCGACTGCGTGAACGACCTTCCTCTTTATCTCGCATTTGACTATAACGCCAATATCAATACCCTGGTGGTAGGTCAGGTATATCAGCGTGACGGATTGGAGGCAGTGAATGTCATCAAGAGTTTCTACGTAAAGAACGAGCGCAAGCTGCGTGAACTGGTAGATGATTTCTCGCATTACTATGCTCCGAAGAGAGCCGTGAACCGTGACGTGGTTTACTTTTACGATGCTACGGCAAAACAAGGTGCATCGTATGCGCTGACCGATGAGCGATTCTACCAGGCAGTTATCAAAGAGCTGGAGCGTAACGGCTGGAATGTGACGGCGATAGATATGGGTGTGCCGGAGCGGCATGAGGTGAAGCACCGTATCATCAATAATGGTCTTGCCGGCATAGAATATCCTGCTATTCGTATCAATCAGCCTAACAACCCCGACCTGATTATAGCTATGCAGCTTTGTGAAGTGAGCATCGGCTATCAGGGATTCAGAAAGGATAAGAGCCAGGAGAAGAAGCCGGAAACGGAAGACAACCTGCCGTTGCAGCAGAGAACAGACTTCACCGATGCCTTCGACTCCTTATATCTTGGCTGCAAATTCTGGCGAGGAAATATCGGCTGGTTCGTTTTGCCAGACGGAAGGAACGTTTAACTAAATGTTGAATGCTAAGTGTTGAATGTTGAATTAGGCATACGCCATTGAGATAAACCAGCGATGGAATCGCTAGGAACGGAGGCTTTACTCCGAGAGGTAATTCAACATTCAACATTGATAAAAACATTCAACACTTAACATTAAACGAAATGAGGGGCGGGTGTCATCACGACAGCCGCCCCTCTTGATATTAACAAAATTTTACCTTAAAACAATTTTGACTTTTAATTCATGAGAACTAATTAATAAAGAAAATAAAGTCCCCGCGTTTCACAACGAAGGAACTTCAACAAGATCAAAAACTAACAACTCAATAAAATTAAAATAATCATAACTATTACGTTAAGCATATTTTGATAAAACACTAGAAGAATCTATTCTTTAATCTCAGGATGATCTCTGAGATATTTTTCGCGAAAGTTACGGAACATAAGTTCATGCAACTTTCCCTTTTCCGGACTCAATGTTCTCCATCTCTCGCTCCACTTTACCTTTTTACGGTAACAGGCTATGCGGACCACGGAGGATATAGGAAAATCGGTTGCCGTTCTTCCCGTTTCCGGATCATCATACGTAATACTAACTATCGGACTATAAACATCACGAATACATACGCCCTGTTCTGCTACTGCCTGGAGAAGTTTATCATCATTCATTGGCAGCAGCAAAAGGGCGTCACCGGAATAGGAATTATTAATGAGCGATTCAAAACTGCCGTTATGAAGTTTGATAAACCTGCCATCGGTGAAATAGATTTCCACCACCACTTCCTGGTAATCGCCACTATCCTGGTCGAGATCAGTAATCTCATCCCATAGCGTTTTATTTGCGAAGTCCATCTTACCGGAAGAATCCATCATCAGCCAATAGACAGACTTGAGCTGTTGCAGCATCATCTGCTCCCCTATTTTATTCATACGCTATAATCTTTCTTTTTTCTGTTTGCAAAGGTAATACTTTATTTTTTGATGGGCGGGACAAGAAAAGTAAAAGAGTAAAAAGGTAAGAAAGCCTAGCGGGGTAAGGACCAGCGATAGAATCGCCGGGAACGGAGGCGCAAAGCGGTTAAGGTTCTTTTTACCTTTTTACCCTTTTACCTTTTTACCTTTCAAAATTCCTTCACCAGCAGCAGACGATTGTTTTCATTCCTTGCCATTACACGATAGCCAAGGCGTTTATACCATTCGAGAACGAAAAGCTTACTGCCTTTATCATCCCATTCCAGCTGTGCCGACTTGCAGCCCAATTTCTTAGCTTCCCGCTCTGCGGTCTCCATCAGGAGGCGAGCCGTTCCCTGCTTGCGGTACTTCTCATCTACCCAAAGGTTGTAGATAGCGCAATCGGCATACTGATAATACTCGTCTTTATAAGGTCCAGGCTTCGGTACCTCCACCTGTACGGTGCCGTGATGATTTTCATCCACGACAAAAATCTTTTGGGATGCCTCCCAATCTTGAATCTGTATCATAATATATTCTTTTTTATAAATCCTTAAAGTCACTTGCTAATTATTTAAAATTCGTCTTTAATACCGCATCTTTTCTAAGGTTGTCATAAAAATCCCTTGGGCAAATGCAATCCCAGAAGTTATCTGCTGACGCATTATATCTGTTGCCAAAGAAATCACAGGCACAGTTTACGCTTGTCTGATTGAAAGCGATTGCCTCTATATCATTTACGCTATGGACCTTAATAAAGGCACTCAGTTTTTCGTATTGTTGTGGATATATACCTCCACACTCATCAGCGACAACCTTTAAGCATTCAAGATAAACTGGTATATCTTCGCCTAAAACCTTTGCAAAATCAAAAGTAGATCTGAACACCATCATTTCCTCATAAGTTAAGCGGAAATCTTTCTGTAGGTCCTCAATCTCCTTTTTGGATGAAGCACATATCCATCGGCTTACATATTCACCTTTTGCCTGTTTTTCCTTCACCCATTCCAGATACAGCGGTTTTCCATCAGCTCCTACGGGTACATAAGATGGAAGGTATTTCTTTTCCAGATACATCCAAAGGTGAGGCATTCCACCCCAAGCGTTTGGAATCTCTATAGCGAGTTTCCAGCACTTCTTTTTCTTCATTTTTACGTATATCTCAAACATGATAAAGCTTAGTTAATGATTAAATGTATCTCATCTTCGTAGTCCTTGATAATCTCTATCGGACGGAAATGCTTATCCAGGTACTTCTCGGGGACTTCATTCATCGGACCCTCAAATAAGGTCTGAAGGTTGCGGGTATCAGGCTGGATAGTATCAATGCTTACCTGGCAGAACTCGTCAATGATAGTACCTACAAGGTCGCCTATCTTCAATGGCGAAGGATGCAGCTTCTTCTCCTCTTTCTTGCTGAGAGGAGGAACAAATGGCTTCTGCTTCTCGCAAATCACGTAAGGGGTCACGATACTCTTCTGCTTGGAAGCATCATCTGTAAAATCATTGTACTTGATAGTAACAGCGTTAAAATTACCGAGATAGTTAATAGGGCATGCCTGGATAACCTCTGCAAGGCTCGGTTTGAACAAATTCGGTGAGCCGAAAGTATGCACTGCTTCAAAACTAGGCAGTACGCTTTTCACTTCCTTGGGGTGTTCCTTATTATATGAAGGCTCATCCCAGATACAGGAGGCACCAAACACATCTTTAGGCTTTGGATATTCTAAAAGCACAAACTCTTTTGCTTTAGGGTCATGCCGGAAACAGAAAACGCTGATACCTTCAGCTATCTTCTCTATCTGCTCCCTGGTTAATTCTATCTTTTCCATAATCTATAAATCTTTTAATCATTAAAATGCGTCTTTAATATCACATCCGGCTACTGCCTTGTATTCTGCCTTGAGGAAAGCAATCTCATCCTTCAGGCGCTTGATTTCTGCGGTAGGCTGATTACGCTCTACACACTTTTTCCAGTTGCGGTAGGCATAATAAAACTTATCGCATAGCTTCAGTTCCTCATCGGTGTACTTTTGCAGATGCAGACAGTGTACCTGTTTTATCTCATTCAGTTTACCATCCGCTTTAAGTACAATCAGCCCGGCATAATCAGGAAGGAGAGAATATACTTTCGCACTAAGGTACCATGGTACGCAATAATAAAAGAAATTCGGGCGGCGACGTTTCTCATCTCCATTCTTCAGCAATTCATGCTTCTGCCGCTTATGGGTGAAATCGTTCTTGAAATCAGCAAGGGATATTTTGCATTCCACCTCATACCAATATCCGCTTCGGGTCTTGATGAGCATATCACTCTCCCAGTCGAACACATAAAGGTTTTCTACGATAAACTTATGGTTCGATTTCCAGCCGCGCAAATGCTGCTGAAGAAGCTGCTCTGATACCTGCTCCTTAGTAAGGAGCTGTGCTTGTTTACTCTTTGTTCCCATCTATCTTTTTCATTTGTCCGTCCTTTAATTCATAACCCACATCTCGAAGTCTTGACTCTAACATCTTGACTTGTGATATGGAAGCTACATAAATTTCGGCTTTATCAGGATCGCAAAGATTTATATCAGGAATAATTTCATTAGCGAAATTATCTGTTTTCTCGCTACGGCTAATTCTTCTATCCGGATCGCTAACATAAAGCTTTTTTGAATCACCGTCTTCACTCCAAAAGAAATGAAGCAATATCTTTTTATCTATATGCCAAAGGTTAGCCTTTACGCAAGCAAAACTCTGTTTAGTACTCCGAGGGTCTTTGCTTTTCAGGAAATAAATCACACCTTCCTGCATAAGCGCAGGAGGTACATTAATATCTCCCACGTATTCACTATATTCACAAGGCCTGACACGATACTTACAGTTTTCCGTATCAATATCATATTCCTCTGGGTTGAAATCTCGCCAATTAGGTTCCTCCAATGGGCGATACTCCACGGGATTCCCATCCTTGATGGCTTGCAGCACCTGCAGCAAGCCATCAACATCAAACAAATAATTCTTCTTCATACTCTTTTCCTTACTCTTTTCCTTACTTTTATAATCCCTACTTATGAATACGGATGAGACTAGGGATGCAGCAATCGTAAGTTTTATACCCTGGTTCCACGTAGCTGACTTCTGGGTTTGTATCACGCATAGTGTTTATTTCATCCAGGGAATAAGACCACAAACTGTAGGATTGAGTGAAACCTATGTAAAGAATAGAACCTTCGTTGTCATAGCCAGCAAGACGACCGAGAAAATTTCCCTTCGCCTTACCAGCCGTAATCAGAACTTGACGACCGTGATAGAGATGATAAATCTCTTTAACCGTCAATACGGAAATATCCTCAAACTCGGAATCTTCGGACGCAGGAGTATTCTTCTGCTCCATCCTCTCTTCGATAGACTCTACCTCCATCTTAATATGCAGCAGTTCACGTTTTTCACGTTTTTCTCGTTCTCTCCTGCTTTTGAGAACAAAGAGCTTTGCCTTTCTCCAGCTATCTGCCCAGCCAAGAAGCAAAAGACCTACAGAGAACTCAGCCAGCACTACGATGGTTGCCTCCAGGCAGCAATCGTATATCTCCTGCGATAGAACGCAAGGATGGGTATAAATATTCTTCAGCTTGCCGAGAGCGTAAATAAGGACAACAGCAAGGATGGGTACCAAAATCGCCAACAGGTTAACACCGATAACCTGGGCATAATACTTCAATTTACTTTTCATCATTTTCTTTTTGTTTTGATTCATAAATCTTTTTTATTTCATCAAGATTTCTGACACACAAATTTCGATAAGCACCTTCAAAAGTTTCTGCCTGTTTATACATGCTGTCCTTTACCATAAAACGGCAATCAAGACCGCGTGCCAGGGTTTTAACCGCAACAATAAAACCGACAAACTCGTTGGGATCATATCTATCTTTCTTGATAGGAGATTGAGCACCGATGCGTATCTCGTCCGTAATCTTGTATGTTTTCTTGATTACTTCCGATGCAGTATGAATACTTGTTATCGGCTCTAGAGATACAAAATTCTTAACCACATATTTGTCGTGCAGCTCACGCAAAGCTTCGATACGTTCCTCGGTAGAAGGAGCACCAGGCTCCAACTTATCTTTACCAGTGATAGTAAAACCGATGGTGAGGTGGCGGGCTATATCCTTATAATCTGTTGTAAGGTCTCGAAGTGTACTCTTCCACAATCCCGTCTGCATCCAATGCACGTTTTTTGTTAATATCGTAACCGGAATGCGATCAAATAGCAAATGTAAAACCACCTGCTGCAGGATAAGCATATCTGCCTCTATATCGAATGGGTCGCAAGTGAAAGAGAGGAAAATACCGCCATCCTGACGTATTTTATCTATTCCTATCTTCTCTAAATCCTTCGAGATAATATCACGGGCAGCCACAAGACTTTCATGGTTCACAACACCTTTCTTAATAGCATCATGCGCAGTCATATTATTTTTCTTCCGATATTCATTGAGCTGCTTATCTCGCTGCTTAATGATAGGTGCCGCCAGTTCGGGCTTATCGCCGAAGACGTGACTCAACACTCCTCTGCGGTTATAACAATATGTGCAGCCGTTAGAGCAACCATGGTAAAGATTGATTGCCCACTTAGCATATTCACCAGCCGCACCCTGCGGCTGGTAAATCAATGCTCCTTTTACAGGAGGTTCTTTTGTTTCTGTTTCCATACGCTATTCTTTTTTATCTTCTGGCTTTTCAATCAAGAATCCGATACCAGCTTGGATATTACCAAGCTTATACCACTTCTGACTGAGAGTCATCACGTAGCTGCTGAAGGCATTCTCCTCAATATCCAACTCGAAGGCTTCGTCTGTATCAGGCTCACCGTGTCTGATATAACCTTTACCTGGTGTATAAATGAGACGATAGTAAACGCCATCCCTACAGAGATACAGACCGCTATTCTCGCAATCAGAACTCCACCATTTCGGCTTACTTACATAGCAAAGCATTACATCGCCATCGTAAATAGGAATATATGATTTCTTGCCCTTATTCTCGCCTACGTAATCTTTGGCATCAACATTATCTACCTGGCGGGCGGTAGCCGTTAGCGTATAGCCGTTCTTTATCATTTCGGCTATATCAAGATATGCAACCTGCCATTGCAAATTAAACTCCTGCTGAAAACGCTCAGCACCTCTTTTAAAGAATGCAAGGATATTTGGCTTTCTATCCTCGCAATTAGCTGCGGTATCTTCGATGAGAGAGTTGAAGACTTGAAATTTGCTAGCTTCCAACGCCATCTTTATCATGGAATAAAGATACCCGTCCTTCTTATCTTGGATACTCCAATACTGACCCGAAGCTATCTTACGCAGATCACCGTACATATCCATCGCTTCACGCTCCTGAATATTATGCAGATGACAGACAAACTTATATTGGTCGGGAAAAACGCATTCCACCATATTGCTAAACTTTAGCATATTCTTGATGATGCTTACATATTCTTCTGTTTCCATACGCTATTTTTGTTTATTTTCTAAATCTTCACTCTGTTCAAAGTTTTTATTCCAACAGATGATGGTACCATTTTCAGGTATTCTACATACGAAACCTGGGCAGCCCCAGCATTCTAAGGAATCTGTTCTGATAAGGCAATCATTATATTCAGCCTTTTCTCCGTGAGGACACGGGGCATTATGAGGGTACTCCGTAGCTACGACTTTCACCTTATCATAAATAGAACGAAGTCTGGTATTTAAAGTACTAATTCTCTTATACAGCTCGCTATTCTCTTTTTCCAAAACGTTATTGCGTTTGTATATTCTATAAGCGGCATTTCCCTCCCATCGTTCGTACTGCTTACGGAAACGATGGTTGGTGTACTTACGGAAGAATTTAGACTTACTGCCCGATTCTATGATAAGGTCAAAGATAAAGCCTGCTATCCTCTCCTTCACCTGATTCATATTTATCTTCATACGCTACCCTTCTTTATCATCATTAACAAGATCCTCATACTCACCAATCGTGATTTCCGTGAAATCACGATTCTTCTTCTCGGCTCGAATACTATCATCGAAGAAGGCAAAGTAACGGTCATTGCAGCGGAGAAGCTGAGTGATAGAAAAAGGACAACCGTTAGGACCCCCTATGCCCAGTTCATCCAATATACCGAAATGGTTAGCAACAGCTTTGTAAGAGGCAAGTACAGCGGCGATAGCTTTACCCTGCTTGCACCGCTTGTTAGGCGCAATGCCAACGTAACGGCCATCATCAAACAACTGGGTACCTACCTCTCGCCATAACTTCTTATCCAACTTTTCATATTGCGCAGTCGGCACCCAGATAGCGGTTATATCATACTCTCGCAGCAGACTGCGGTTAGGCTGATAACCTTGCCACTTCTCAAACTTGAAGCCAACGGCTTCATCCACTCTCTTCATATAAGCCTGATACTCTTTTTCTTCAGCATCGAGAATACTCTTAATGTATTCGTAAGCCTTACTTCCCTTTTTTGCTTCGTACAACATACGCTATTTTTTTGTTTCTAAAAACATGTATTATTTACTCACCATTTTATCATACTCCTCCTGAGTGATTGTGCCTTTATTCAAAAGGCTCATCAGGTAGAAGCGGGCCACGGTACCCATGGCGATTTTCATTCCCTGATATACCATACCGATGGAATCATCATCGGTGAGGATGTTTAGGTCAGACTCCTTGCCATCCTTCTCGCAAGTTACCTTGACGGTAAACTTGTCATCCTTCATCTCGTGATAGGAAAGGTTGAGCTGCAAAATCTGCTTGCCAAACTCCTCTTCTTCTGATTCATTCTCTGCATTCTGCTGCTTTGTATTTTCTGCCATAATCTTTAATATTTTTATTTATTTTAATAACTATCAACTAATCTTTTTTGCTTTATACGCTACTTCTCAGTTTCTTTCTGTTGAACATCTTCTTTCTTATCTTCCACATACTTCTTGCCACAGAAAGGGCAATACTCGGGTAGGATATTTACCTGGTTCCACTTTTCACAGAAGGAACCATCTCTCTTCTGTTTATGGAATAAACCATAAACATTCACCATCGCAATGCCCGATGGAATACCGATACTTGTATCAAGGCAACCACTCTCGTTGGTCTTCTCCTTAACCATTTTCTCAACTCTGCTAATACAATTACATGCCATAATCTTTAATGTTTTAATTGTTCTAATAACTATCAACTAATCTTTTATGCATCATATAATAATGAAATGGGCGAGGGTCGTTTGGCTCGTCTTGGTGATAACCCATTCCGGTAAGCCACTTATCTGCCCAAGTACCAGGTTCTGGTTTCATATCCCAATTTACAAACAGGATATGCACGCCGTAACCTTCAGCTCTAGCCTCTAAGGTTTTTATCATTAAAGCGCCAATGCCCTTCTGCCGATCTTCCTCGCTAACGATGAAGCTATTGATATAGCCACACACTGGGTCCTTCATTATCGGATTGTAAGCAGGATCAAACTCCATCAAGGCGAAAGCGGTACCAGTTAGATTTGTAAGGGTAAGGACATTTAATTTCCAAGAACCATCGTGGTCGTTGTAACATTTAATCTCTTTAAGATATGATATAAAAACGAACTCCGGCTCTCTAGCTTCCTCGTCAGATAGAATTGCAGTTTTACATTCTGCCTCATGAATGAGATTATCTACAATTCCATCAAGATAGTTTTTCTCAGTCGCCTTCAGAAAGGCATTTAATCTCGCAGCCAAGGCTACACGTTCTACTTCTTTCATACGATTAAAAAAAATTATTCTTCTCGATAATTAAGACCTAGGCCAAAAAGAAAATGTTGCAACTCGTGGATGTAAACAATATCTTTTTTGGACGGAGTAACAAAATCATAATGTTCTAAATGAACATTCCAATAATTTCTTAGCATAGTGCTCTTGGAACTACGAGTTATTATAACTTCAGTTCCATCCTTTTTGAATACCTTTTTATAAGGCACATCGAAACGTATATCTTCCGGATCATAGTCCGGACAGGAAAAACCTGCACATATCAATCTTTCAGGTGTAATTCTGAGACCATCCATATTAGATACATGCACGACTAGGTGTCCCTTTTTCAAAAGTCGATTATAAGTGACTAGATATTCCGTTTCCGAAATACGCCCCAAGACTTCATATACAAGATGTGAATCTATTGATACCAAATCTCCAGTGATAAACTGAGACTCTATATCCCACTGGCACTTCTCCTCTCCTGTCCAAAGCCTATGACTTAATCTGTAAGATCTTTCTTCTTTTATCTTATCATAAATTACAAATATAAGCATTACTAAGAACATATACAGAATTACCAAGATAGGGCTTGTTACTACAAACATACGCTATTTCTTTTTTCTTTTACGTTTATTCTGTAAATACTGTCCGAAATCTTTCGGGGTAGGAACCATCATAAAAGACTTATCCATCATTGTAAATTCCGGGTGATAATAATAATCTCTAAGACTTTCTTTCATACGCTTATCTATTTAAATGATTATCACAAACCAAATCGCATGACGTTTCGCCTTGCGAATCAATGCACCAGCCCTGGCCATAGGCATCCTCATTGTCGAACCAGTAGCAGTTACCGCAACATTTCTTTTCTTTCTTTGCCATAAGCTATTTGAATCTGATTACGAACATATTCTTTTTTAACCACGCATCAGGGCACATGCCCTTCTTCGGTTTATCTACAGTTATCTCGTCGATTTCCTTCTCGATATACGGTTGGTTATCTTTCGGATAGCCGAGTAGAAAATGAACGTGTGTGAAAGGCTCTAATACTTCCTTGCGATAAGTTCTATCTTCCGGACTGTCCGAAGTATGTTTGAGACCTCCGGTGAGATAACCTTGCACGAAAAGGCCTCTATCGGAAGCACGATGATATTTGGCTACACCAACTATCAAGTCTGGCCTATTCGGTATATCCTTTCTAAATAAACGAATCGTCCAGTATAAAGAGCATTCCCGATACTCCTCTGTCTTCTCTCCGCTAGCTATCTTCTGGTACCACTCATCAGTAAGATGAATGGTTAATATTTTCTTTTCTGCCATATTATTTACTTTTTATCAGTGATGGAAACCACTTCGGATCCCGAATAGGATAAGATAAACGATTGGCCAATTCCCTGTAGAAGAAATTGATAGGGTTGCGATATAACTTCGTATTAAAGTCCCGCATCTGGAATGGCATGTGAGGCAGGGGGACGGAAAGCATAGACTTGCTGAATACCGGCAATACCGTTCTTGTCAACATCTGAGCTTCGTAGTACGCTTCCTTATCATCTACTATCGTAAAAGTGCCAGTGAAACTGCGGGGTGCTTCCTTGCTCTTTTGCTTACCTGCGGCAAAAGGGTTGCCAGATGGGGAGATGTCGCTATCGTTCACAAGAGAAATCTCATGCCATATATCGGGCAGCATTAGCTCTTCTCTATGTTCCCACTCCATCTTATTTTCACCATGGCCTGCGAATGTTACCAGATTGCCTTCCTCTTTAATATAAGGCTGACCTGGCTGCCTTTCAAAATTTTCTTTCTTGCAGACGAAGACTCTTTTTCCTATACCAGCATATTCTTCTGTCAGCTCTCCCTCGCTTACATTCGAGCCAAATGGCTCATAGGGTTCTTCTTTCTTTGCCATAAGCTATTTCTTTTTATAATCTATACCTTCCCTTTCCAGATACTCTTCGGCTGCCTCTTGACTGTCAAACTTCATGGGGTGGCCGAACATATCTTTCATGTATTTGTATTTCTGCCACCAATGCTTTTTATACATAATGAAAAACTTCATTTTATCTGCAAAAACAGAGAGCCTATCCCCGTTAAAGAAACTGGGAAAATATAACGAAACAATTTTTATCTTCATACGACTATCTTTTTTAAAGTAAATATACTCACCTATCTGCTCCATCAATATGATAAGAGATATTACGAATATCGCAAGGAGTATAAGCTGCAGACCTGAGCATTGTTCAATTGCCATAACTATATTATTACTTCTTGCTATAATCTACCCGCTCATCTTTGAAACCGGTGAGGCGCTTGGCATCCTCCTCAGTTATCAACTCCAAATCATCGTTGTTTTCATTATCCTTGATAACCAAATCATCGGTAAAGACGAAATAATACTTACCATCATGGGTGGTAAGATTGGTAGGACGGAAAGGTATGCAGGCAATGAGGGCACGCAGTCCTAACTTCTTCAGAATATCATCGTGAGTGGTAACTGGATGATATGAAGACATCACTTCCTTAATAGCTCTACCCTCTTCATTATTCAGGTTAGGAGTTACCCAAAGCTGATTATCATCATAATAAGTCTTGCTCCAGACTTCCTTATCCAATGTTTCGTACTCCTCGGGAGTAACAACAAACTCGTAGATTTCCAACTTTCGGGAAAAGGTGGAGTTTACATAAGAGGCAATGACTCGGGTTAACTGGAAGGGTATCGCCTTGCGGATGCGATCGCAATACTCTGCGTTTTGCTTTCGCTCCTTATCTATCACGTCCTTCACCCACTCGAAAGACTTAGAACCTTCTTTTAATTTAAATATGTGCATAGTGCTATTAACTTTTAATGATTTTTCTTGAGACCAGCGATAGAATCGCTGGGAACGGGGGCGCGATTTTGCTTCTTGACTTGGCAGGGGCAGAAGGCTGAGTGAATGCAGCAAGTATTGCCTCTGGCGGTCTCAAAGATGATATACTCGTGACCTTTTGAAGTGACGGTGATACTACTACCTTTTATGCGGTCGCCTTCTCTGTAATCGGTAATGAGAGCATGAAACAGCAGATAGAGCATGCCGTACATAAAGAGTGTAAATATCACATCTGAGGTCGTTGCTTTCATCTCATAAAGGAGTTTCTTTAACTTTGCCTTATCCATACGCCTTAACAATTATAGAGCTTGATACCATAGCGGTCCTTCATCAGGGTTACTGCCCAGTCGGGATAACCACCTTTATGCTGCTCCTGATAGATTTCTATCTCCCGGATATAGCGCTGCAGAAGGAGAACAAATCTAGGGTCGGGCGTTTCGCCACCTTTGATGTGATACTTCTCCTGGGCGAACTGCATTTCTACCTTCAGTTTGTAGCTGTAGGTAAACTGCTCGTTGCCTCCTTCATGGAGAATGATAGCCATGACGCGCGCCAGGTCATCTTTATTCACTACCGCCATGCCTACTGCATCGGCTGTGCGGAGAGTAACGAGATAGAAATCATAATCAAAATCTGTTTTATCCATATCGTTTTGTTTTTATCTATTACGCTTTTTTTCTCAATTTTTCGCTGCACATTTCTAGCTTAATTAAGACATCATCCGGAACATCTTCGACACGAAAATCATGCTCTGACGCATACAGACTAATAATTTCCTGATAGAAGTCTTTTATCTCGTCACGCTTAAACGCTTCGTAAGGAACGAAATCTATTGCTTCTACGGAAAGCATAACCCCATCTTTATAAACACAATTTGAGATATAAATGCCGCCAGGATATACAAAAAAAGCTTTATCCTTACAAATTCTCGTCAGACATCGAAATGAAGGAACTTCAGCTAAATCTTGTGCTATCTGCAATTCGGAAACCTTTCTATAGCCATATATCGAATGAATATAGGCACTTACGAAATCGGAGCGAAAACGAACCTTAGAACGATGAAACAGCCAACCACCGTTTTTTCTTCTGGTTAACATATCCGAGTCTATTCCACCTTCGGGATAGTGATAAACTACAGCATAAATGCTGCCAGCCTCGTTGCGGGTAATAAATTCTACATCTGTTTCTGTCTGCTCTACCTCCCGCGGCTCACCCATACGCTTAATAGCGTTATTGAATTTCATATACGCCTGGTTATTGGTATACTCATCGCCATAAAAGGTAGATACTACCTCGATAAGATCATTGCTGTCTTCCTTCGAGAAATTCAGTAGGTTGGGGTTCATAACTACTTGTTGCATACGCTACACCTCCTACTTGTTGTAATCTACCACGATGTTGTATTTGGCGAGGACGGGTACCAAACCTGTCATTACGCCCTTGCCCAAAAGTGGAACGGCATCAAGCACGCTATATGGGATAACCTTCTTCTTCGGGAGCTGTTCACGGTTGGCTTCCTCTTCTAGGATTTTCTTGTAGGTTTCCAACTCCTTGTCGGCATCATCGCGCTCATCGAGAGCCTTCTTGTATTTGGCATTCAGTTCGTCGTATTGCTTCTGAGCCTCCTTAGCCTCCTGTTTCTGCTTGGCGATATAATCACTGGCCTTGAGCATGGTGTCATTGGCTTCATCAGCTTCTTTTCGCAAGGCTGCTATTTCATCCTGATGCTGGGCTTTCATATCCTCTAGCTGATGTTGCAGATCAGAGAGCTTCTGACGAAGGGCATCGGTATCGGTGGCGGTATGGATGAAATCGAACAGGCGCTCTACGTTCTGCTTTAACTGGGTGCAGGTTTCGGAAGTGGTACCGATAAGGGTTACGGCTTCTTCGGCGGTGAGAGTATAGCCTGGAGAGGCTTCCTTTTTGCCAGCGATGGAATCGCTGGGAACGGGGACGAGAGAGGGACGTGACGAGGCAGAGGGTTGCTGCTGGGCGGCTTCTTTCTTTGCGGCGGCTTCCTCGGCGGCTTTCTTTTCTTCTGCCTTCTTTTCTTCGGCTTGCTGTTCCTGCACAAATTCGATAGCGGAAGGCATATCTCCCAACTTATCGTAGTAATTGTCTTCCTGGGCATCGAGTGCAAGGCGACCTTCGTATACTTCCCATAGGCCGTTGTCGATGAGATAGTAGATAGCGGAAAGCACGATGCGCTCGCCGTATTCCTCGATGTAGGCATTGAGCGGTTTCACCCAGGCTTTTTCTACTACGTCTTTCAGCCATTCCTTATAGACGATGCCCATCAGCTTCTTTTTATCTTCTTCCACGGCATAGCAGGAAGCGATGCGGGGAATGATATAGAGAGGTTCCGTTTTCTGCAGGAAGTTCTCGAAGTTGATTCCGAGCGCCTGACGAACCATATTACTTACGCTCTTGAACTTGTATTTCTTCAGTAATGAGCGAAGAATATTCTGTTGTTTCGTGTTCATGTTTTATAATTGTTTATTTTGTATTTCTGAAACTCATTATACAGCCTCCGGTTCTGGGTCTTCCGGCCAACCATATTCATTATAGCCTGTCTTGTGTTCCTCTACTGATTTCTCACGGCGATTGTCGTAATATACAGGTTGCTCACCTGCGGCTACTCGCTCTTTGTTGTACTCAGCATAGGCAATGGCTAGCTTATCCATATACTCTTCGTTAGCACGGCGTTTAGCAATCTTGTAGTCTTGGGTAGCTTTCTGATATTGGGCATGAGCTTCGGCACGATCAGCATCTTGCTGAACGAAGAAAGATTTCTTTTCCAAGGTTTGCTTACCGAGAAACTCTTTTAGGCTGGACTTCTGACGTTCCCTGAACTCAACTTCCTTATCCAGGAGTTCCTTCTTGCGTTTCGCAAAGGCCTCGCCGCCATCGGTCTTGATTTTCAAAGCAACTTCGTGCTTTTTGTCTCTTTCCTTACGCAAAGGCGCAAGGACTTCTTTCTGAAATTCTTCTAATGTTCTCATTTTCTCAAAATCTTTAATGTATTATAAAACTTTTCTTAGTCGAAGAGGGAAGGCTGACGTGCCTTCAGCTCCTCTTCTTTTGCTGCCTTTTCCGCTTTCTCTTCCTGAACTGCAGCAGATAGTATCTGTTTCAGTCCCTTGCGAGAGGCGAGAGGTTCCCTTGATACGAGGGAAATAAACTTATCTCTGCCCAGTTTGCGGTAGAAAGGAATAAACTCCTTATCCACCAAATCGGCAGGGGCACTAGGAATCAGTTTGCCCTGGTAAGGCTGACCTTTTCCATCTACTACCAGGAAATGGCGTGTGCCATTTTCCTCATCTGATATATCAATGCCTCCGGAATATTTGGCTATGCTGAGTTGACTGCACAGCCAAGCCTCCTTGGCTATCACGATTGTTTTCATTGGGCGAGGGGTTGCTTATTTTTCTGCAGTTAAATCATTCTTGATTTCATCCCACATCGCCATCTCTACCTTCTTACCGTCGAAGTGGCCAACGGCAACCAGTTCGCCACCTTCCTGGGTAGCATCAGCAGAAGAGATAGCACTACTGCGGATAATCATAATATCGAACTCATGGATAGCATCGAGGATGCTCTTCATATCGATGTGCTGCATATTCTCTCTAGCATTCAGACGGATGCGCTGAATATCAGCATCAGTCAGCTTACTGGACGTTTTCTCCTGCGCATCCATCACTGCCTGCGTCTCGATAGTGATACGCTGCTGCTCATAAGCATCAACGAGCAGTTCAAAGTTTTGTATCTGGGCGGCGATGTTCAGGAACTTCTCGAACAATTTACTTCCACCCGCAAGCAGCGTGGTAGCTAAACTCTGCTCAATGAGAAGAGTCTTACCTTTTACCTGCCAGTAAATCAATCCAGCCTTCTCCCACTTCTTGATCGTGGCAATTACGCTGGTCAGACTATCCAATGTTTTGAGAGCTTTCTTTGCTCTATGTCTTTTAAACGGATTCCACATAATCTATATATTGTTTAAAATGAATATTCCAGTGAAAAAAGCGCCCTATGCTCACGCACTGGGGAGGTGTAGGGAAATGTGAATAGACAACCCTACATTGCTTTTGCTTGTAGTTATTGTAAAATAAATACGGAACATCCTTTCGCTAAAGGTGTCTGCTATGAAGCATTTACATTAATTCAATAATTTAACAGTTAGAGCTTTAAAAATCTTCGATAAACTATATTGAATCTTAAAACATGAATTACCATTAATGAGTAATGAACCTGGTACCGTCTACCTCGAGCACCAGAATGTCGTTCACGACACGGATTTCTCCGCTGTTTACGAACTGCACCTTTCTCTGATGCCTCAGAATGTCTACCTTCAGACAAACGCATTCACCTTCATCTACATGCCCGGTCTTAGTGAGGAATTTGATGTAGAACGATTTGCGCTTTACGTTCCTCGCTGTCTGCGGATGCACATAACCAGTAACCTGCTGTCCGCTGCGGGGGTCTATCCACTGCCACTTTTCGCAGAACTGACGGAGGTTCTGATAAGATTGATGATATTTTGCCATAACTCTTATCTATTAGTCGATGAATTTATACGAAACCACCGAAGTCATAATAATCACGAGGACCATCCTGCTCCTTATCCTCTTCGTAAGGAGGAAGCTTGGCTTGCAGAAAACGGTTCAGAATGATACTGCCTACCTTTCGTTTTTCCTTGGCTACCCTTTGCCGATGCCGCAATATATCAGGAAACAGGATATTCTTGAGCGGGTTCGACCAATCGGCTGCATCGTTACATGCCGAATAATCGGGGTACAGCACCATAGAGTAATGCGATAAATTACCGTTAGGGGTATCGAGCATCGGACCAGCCAACGTAAAGGCTTTCTCCTCGTTGTAAAGAACCATGTGCGAAGTCTGTAGGGTCACATCATTATGGTTCTGATACAAGATTCTGTCTCTGTATTCCATCAGATGAATATCTATCCAGTCTTCTACACTCTTATCAGTAGAGAGTATCAGATGGGTTATCCAACCCCTCTCAAAGCACGTTTGAAGGTAGTTGATGATATATCCGGTAGCAGATGTTCTGCTTACGGTCATCGCCAACACCATCACGCAGAAATGATTTTTCTGCGCCCGGTTGGGATTTACATCTGCCAAGTATCCGATAGCGTGGAAGAATTTATCTACCAGCACATCGCCGTGCGTATAGAAGCTCAATGCTCTCCGGGGGGCTTGTATGATTGCCTTGGGCAGCTTTTTATCTACACAGCAGGGAGGAATGAACAAAGTATCATTCATAATCTTTTATCTTATTCGTTCGATGTAAGTTTATTTTTCAAGAATCATCGGCATGATTAAAGTCAATGCTCTAGGTGATGATTCGTTGGCGGTAATGACCCCAGCACGACTAGGATCGCCAAGATGCAGGCATACGGTATCAGACTGGATAGGTGCCAGGGCATTCAGCAAACTGCTTGCCTTGAAACCCATGCGATGACCATCTACGCAATTACTGTCGATGATAAGCACCTGGTCGTTGGCCGCCATATTGAAGTCCAAATCCTGCGCTGCCACATCGAGGAACATACCTTCTTTCTTCAGAACAATCATGTTGCTACTTTCTGAAGAGAAGAGTGCTACACGCTTTACTACACTTGCCAATTCCCGCTTGTCTACCACAACATTATAAGGGTTGTTGCGAGGAATTACCGAATTATAATTAGGGTACTGACCTACCATCTTTTTGCAGACGAAGGTAATATCATTACCCGAAGTAAAGCGCACCATACTCTCGTTTGCTTCTATATCAATATCTGCGCAGTCATCAAAAACCGCCAAGCTCTTGAAGAAGGTTCTTTCTACGAGAATAATGCCAGGTGTACCGCTACGGAAGAAATTGCTGCCTCCCGTTTCAGGGTTGTTGGTATGAATGAGCTTGATGAGAGAGTGACCATCAGAGGCTACAAAAGTAACCTCACTTCTGTCCTCGGCTACATCGATGCAGAGACAGTTCATGATTGGTCGAAGTTCTGAATTGCCTACAAAGTTACCGGCATGAGAGAGCACATTACCAAAGGTTGCCATCGGCAGGGAGATATGAAGACTGGCATTATCAGGCTGCGCTGCACGAGGAAATTCCTCGGCGCTGAAATAAACCAGACTGACGTTACCCTTCTTTACATTTTCGCCGTTCTGGGTACAATACTCAATATTCATTGAGCGGTTCTTATCCTGAGATAGATCCATGGTGACTACGCAGTCAGCAGGGAGTGTAGAAAGGAGAGACAACAGAGACTTGATAGGAAGAACAACGTCTTCTTTGAAGCTGCCTTCCACGATACTGAGAGGTGCAGGGATAGATAACTCCGAATCAGTGGTAGCTGATACGAAGAAGAACTGACCATCTTCCTTGCGCTGGGTAAGGAGCACATTGCTCAAGATGGCGATGGTTGACTTGCTGTCGATACACTTCGCAGCTTTCTGCAAAGCTTGACGAAGCAAGAGGGATGATTGCGCTTGTATTTTCATTTTGCTTTATTTTTTTTGTAAATTCTATTTTCTTGTTTATGGACCAGCGATAGAATCGCTGGGAACGGAGGCGCAAAGGGGTTAAGGTTCTTTTTACCTTTTTACCCTTTTACCTTTTTACCTTTAAAAAGGCAGGTCGCTCTTATCTATTTCCTCTACGGTAGCTGCGGCATTGTTGCCATCGCTAGCGTTCGGTATAGCTTGCCTTCTGCCCTGCTTGCGGGAGGTGAATGTCTTCCATCGCTCTTCCTCTTCTGGGGTGAGAATAACAATGTTGCCATCGTCATCACGGTATGGTAATGGGTCGGGACCTTCAACGTATTCCTTCGCTATCCGCTTTAACTCGTCGTAGCTTTCCGGAATATGATCCTTTCCGCTACGGAAAAAGAAATAGACGTGCTTACTCGTCTTTACTCTGCGGATATGCTTCGGCTCCACACTATCATCGTTCTCCCATTCACGCCCTACGAAGTATTCTTCCGTTATCCAGGCTCGAAGCTTGAAACAACCATGGCGTTTATTGTCCTCACCTATCAGGAGATTATCAGGATTGCAGATGATATTCATATTCTTGCAATACTTCTTGATTTTCTTCTTGAAAGTGGCTCGGCTGTACTCCTTACTCTTGCCCTCACTGGCATCAGCCCAATCTCGCATAAACTCATTGAACATTTCGTCTGCACAGATAGGCGCTGAATATACCTCATTACGGCTAAAGAACCACTCAAAGTAGTTCACCGTATTCTCGGTCAGCTCTCTTACCATCAGTCTTCGCTGAACGTTTTTCTGAGGAGCAATCACGAAAGTATGATAGCGCATGATAAACTGAACGGCAAGGGCACAGATGTATATCGCCTGATTGCGGTCTCGCTCATTCAGATTCTCCGGTTCCTTAACGAGGTTCTTCATCACTTCCTTGGGGGAACGTGCCAGCTTATGCTGCATCGGATTTTCTCGACAGAACCTATCCGAGAAAGATACCAAAGGAAAACGGCCGATGGTAGACTCATCATCATCACTCAACTGCGAGTTGCTGGAAATTACGTTCGTTGGCGATTCTTCCAACTTGAAGACGATAGGGTCACCAAACTTTCGTTCTACCTTGGCTCCCGCCGTTACCTTATTATAAAAGTACTTCATGGGGAAACCCGAAGGTTTATCTTCCCAATGTACTACCCTATATTTACCCGGAGAAATCAGCAGGTCGGAAAGACTGAACTTTGCATCGGCAATCGTCAGGAAATCTTTCATATCGACGCGCAGTACATTGACTGCTGAACCTACCACAAGTTCTATCATCAGTGATTTACCCGAACCGCCACTTGCCTGCTTCTCGTCCTCCACCTCATCTTCGAGAAGATAAGGACAGATACTCTGCATATCAGCCCATGAGCGATAACAAATTCTTCCTAAACAGGAAATCATGTTGGCAAAATGGGAGTCGATGTCGGCGATAGCTTCGGCAGGCATTGGCTCTTTGTTACGGATGCAATCCTGCTCCAGTCGCCACTGCATATTGCAGCAGCCTCGAATCACTCTCAGGATAGGCCAAAGCTCTTTCTCCTGCTTACCTTTCCAATCCACCTGCCAGCGGAAGGTTTGCGCCCAATCTTTAAGCTCGGATTTTTTTTGGTCGATTTCAGCTCTTGTGAAGACTGGCGAACCGTCTTCGTTGGTCTGAGCTTCCTGCTGGGCGATGACTGCCACCCTATCCTTGTATTCCTGGCTCTCGCTGATAACAAACGGAGGATTGAACACCCTCATCGTAAAATCATACGGTCTTTTAGCCAGGGCAGGTATAAAGAAATTCAGGCGGTCATAGCTGACTGGCATGATGGTTTCGGGCGTAATCTTCAACGCTACATTGCGGAAAAAGAAATATTCCGTATGCGCATCGAAACTTTCTGTGAAGTCTATCACCATGCCCTGCAAGCCGCCAGCCGATTTCTCGCTGAAATTCTTGTCTATCAGGTTCGCGCAGTCTGACATCATCTTGCGCTCCTGATCATTATGCCGCCAACTCTGTTCAGTAAACTGCAGAAGTTGGTTTTTCGTTGCTTGGATGATACTCTTCTGGTCGATGTATTCTACGAAACATCTATCCAGATGGATATACTGACCTACAAGGTCGGTACTCTCAGGGTCTATCATTCTGTAATAGCCGTGACAGGTCATAAAGAGCCACACCTTGGTAGGCGATACCTTGCAGGTAGGCGGTTTAGGTTTGCCGCTTCTCGGATCACGGGGATATTCTATCTCGAATGGATCGGTGTTGTTGGCACCCCGCAATCTCGAATATAGCGGCAACCTTATATCGTGGTCGAACTTGAAGTTATCGGTATCATCCATGTGGTAGCACATCAGATAATCTCTCACTGAGCGAGGAGAGCAACCGTACAACCAGTTCCATCTTTGATTATATCTACTTCTGAAGCCATCGGGCAGCGTGGCATAACAAATATCGCAATACTTGGTTGCGATGGCTCCGCAATCCCTTTGGCTGGCGATGTCGTTAGGGTAAATCATGATAACCCTTTCGGCAAATCGCTTCATCTTCTGATACTGAACAGCATTGAAATCGAGTTTTTCCTGTCTCCACTGCCCACGCTCGATATACCAGAAGTTTCTTCTGCCTAGCGAGAAGGCTACGTGGTACCAGCAGTATTTCTGAAAATGCTTATCCTGCGCCTTATCCTGACGCAGGGAACGCATGGCGTAATAAATACTCAGTGCATCTTCCGGGGTCCGGCAGAAAACGATGTTCTGAGCTTTGATGTCGCCTACTTCTATCGGTTCCTCCTCAACATGGAAGGTGCCTTTCGGTTCACCATCCTTGGTTTCGTTCTCTACCCATATTTCTTTCGTCTCGGTGTAAGCCTCTCCCGGTTGCAACTTTTCTATTGCCGAGTGAACGGCCGTAGAGTTGTTACTCCGATGGTCCATCGCATAGGTGAAAACCTTGTCACCCATCAGCCACTTGCTCACCTTCCTCACGCTATGTTCCTCACAGGTAGAGAAGACGATAGGGTCTTGCTGCATGGCTGGACGGAAGAAGCATCCGCAACTGCCTTGAGGTGCTATCACGTCCGTTGCGAAGCAGACGAATAGCGGGTTCCAGGGTGTGCCGTAAATGATTTCACTCACCAGTTGTCCGTTTCTCACTACGTGGGGCAGCGTTACCTGGTCCACGGCATAGATGCGGAAATCTTCATTCAGCATCTTGGTGTTGAAGTCCTTTCCGAAGCCGTATTGCGGGATTCCCTTAACCGATGTGACTTCGCACCCCAGGGCTGCGAGCTCCTGGGGGTTGAAGTCAGTTTTTGGCATAAATGAGAAAGTTTCTATCGTTTGTGGAGCGATTGTGCGATAGTCCATTTTTGCAAAGAGCATCGGCCATTTGGCTCTCGTCTTCTCGTTGTCGCCATACACCCTCACGATGAGGTCATGGCACAGACGCAGCAGACTGGCTCCGTGCATCGGAAGTTTGCGCATGGCTGCATAGAGTTCTAAAGCTCCGTAGCCATACTTGCCGGTCTTGGTACACATCCAGCGCAGGGCACCATGCTCTGCCTTGGAATTGTCTTCCACTCCTACACCGTTATACATACCGCCTCGCTCATTATTGTAGATAATGAGGTGAGGAGTCTGCTTTGCCTTGCCCTGCTCGCCATCGTCTGCCTCTTCCTTCTGGCAGAGGGGGCAGAAACAGGCAGTCTGTCCCTCGATGCGCTGCTCATCGGCAGGTTTTACGAGGAAAGCCATGTCAAGGTTGGCAATCTGGTTCAATATAGGATGGAATAACATATCTTTATATCAAGAGTATTTATATAGTAAAAGAGAAAGGGAAGGCATCACTCTTGACCATTGACCAGCGTCCGAGTCGCTGGGAACGGAGGCGTGAAGGTAGGCCAAACTTCAAGTGTTTACATCTTGCCGGGTTATATTCCAGAGCGAGCGGTCGGAGCATTTGAAAATCTGTGGTACTCGCCCGCTGCAAAGATGCAGTGAATCGTAGTCGTAGGGCATTACTGACTCCTACTACCCTTTCATAAGAGTGTTCCGAGGTTGCCTCCCCTATTCTCTTTATATCATATTGTCAAAGAAAGAAGACCTTTCGGGCGACTGGCAAAAATCTGAGGATGCCGCAGCTACCGTCCGATGGGATTCCCAGGCTTTTTAATCAGACTATCCCCCTTCTTCTTGAAGCTGCGGGTGTGAGATATGCGATGAATGTTTCCAAGTCCACCTATCGCCCGTCCGGTCTTCCTGCCATTTTAACCGATGGCTCGGTGTCTAACAAAATAAAAATCGGAAACGAAGTGTATCGTACCGAAGTTGCATGATGTCATGCAGAATATCTTTTATTTCTTCATGTCTTTATGTTTTATAAATTCAGAAATGTTTCCAGGCGATAATGCCTTATCTTGCAGTTGCAAATCGTCTCCATACGATGTACGATCATCTGCGAGAGACTTTCCATCGAGAG